CGGCAGGTATTGCCTTAATCCTGCGCACACAATCAGACACGCTTCTCTTGCCATTCGCAATCGGCAGGCCGTCCGCCGTCTTGTCCGGCAGCTCCGCACCCGTCACGGCGCGTAAAGCCGCCTCGCGTGAGATATAGTCCATTTGTCAGCCTCCCCTTTCACCTACAAAACCAATGCCCACAATGGTACATCCCATCGTTGGACTGTTTGTGTTCGGACTGGTACACATATCCAGCCCCGTATAACTCGCTGTGGTCGCCCGTCAGCACCGCCCACGCCGTATCTCGCGCCCTCTGGACGGCATCGGCCTCAACGGCGTTTTTGGCTCTGTCCGGCCACTTAACGCCCGTCCAATACAGCCGCCCGTACTGCGCTCTCTGCGTAATCACGCCGCGCATGGTGTCCGGGTAGCGTGGGTCAGCAATCCTGTTGAGCACCACGTCCGCCACGCGCTTGCGGCACTCGTCACAGCACCCATCGTCTCCGGCCTCCTGGTAGATGATGATTGCCAGCATTTCAACCTCGTCCGGATCTGGCGCGGGCGTGTATGGCGTCGCCGGGGCGATCAGCGACCCTATGGCCGCGAGACCGCAGATAAATTGCTTAATCGGCATCGTCCGGCACCTCCACAAACTCGCCGTTTTTGAGCGTGTACCATGTGTCTGCCTTAATCGTCTCGCCGTCAACAACGACGGCTTTCCACTCGTTAATGTCAAAGGAATTGTCTTGCTCGATTGCGATAACAAGCACGGAGCCAATGCCACCCTTGGCTTTGACGCCGGTTCCGCGGACAACGGCAAGCCCGTTTTTACCTGTTCTTGCGGTGCCCCTTGATACAATGTTGGCCCGGTCGCCGCCCACAATGTTGGCCCCGTCGCCGCCCACAATGTTGGCCCCGTCGCCGCCCACAAGTTCGGCCCCGTTGCCGCCCGCAATGGTGGCCAGGTCGCCGCCCACAAGTTCGGCCCCGTAGCCGCCCACAATGTTGGCCCCGTAGCCGCCCACAATGTTGGCCAGGTCGCCGCCCACAATGTTTGCCCCGTAGCCGCCCACAATGTTGGCCAGGTCGCCGCCCACAATGTTGGCCCCGTCGCCGCCCGCAATGTTGGCCCCGTCGCCGCCCGTGGAATTTTTACTATTAGCGATCTTCGCCCGTACCCACTCGACCTGCGCCTTGACAAGCCCCGGAATACCGATTTCGCCTTTGAGCGTCAGCTTGGAGGACGCAACCTTGCTATCTTCCGCGCCCGTTCGGTCGATCTCTCCGTCCGCCTCGCACTCAAAATAGCGGCTCGTCGCGGGAGGATAATATCTAAACACATCAAGCGGGGCCTCGCACGAGTGAAACCCTTTGTTTCCGCACCTAATCGCGCCATCGTCCTCAAACGTCTTGCCGATCGCAAACTGATACCCACGGCACCGCATATCCTTGTCGGTGCCCTTGTAAGTCTTAATACCCATGTTTTACCTCCGTCCAATCCTGTTTTTCGGCTCGACGACCTCTTTGCCGTCCGCCTGTAATAGCGCGGCGATCTCGTCGGTCGTTAAGTCGTTGATAACCTCGCGCAAGCAATCGGGGCACAACAGCCGCCCGTCAAAGGTGTAGATCGTCTCTCCCGCGTAGACCTCGCAGCCGTTGTCGTCCGTGATGTAATACGGCTCCGGAGGATCAATCGGCGGTTCCGGGTGATACATCATCAATCTTCACCATCCCCGCCCATGATCCCGGCGCAGAAACCCGCCGCAATCGCCGCCATTGTCAGCACGGCGAACCGCGCAAGCCCGGAACCAACGCCGATCTGGAACCGCTCGATAGCCCCAATCGTCCCAAACGCCGCAAGGCCAAAAGCCCATGCCGCCGCGATCATCAGCCGCCGGAGAAAGCGCACTTCGTCACGCCCCCTTGCTTTTTCGCGCTCCGCGTGGTATGCTTTGTTTGTCACGAGAAATAACCTCCTTCGCACTCGCCTCTGACCGTGCTGCAACACGGCCAGGGGCATTTTTTGTTTTGATTTTGCACCCCGCCTTTTTCATGGCCTTCTGAACCGCCTCGGACGGTACGCACTTTTCGCTCTCCGTCCAAAACATCCGCTTGCCGTCTCGCCAAACCTCACAGATCATGTCGTTCTGGCTCCTTCGCATTTTCGCGGATTTCCCGGCAGACGATAGGCCAGATTTCATAGAACCAAGCCCGGAACTCGACGCATCCGCTCTTACAGCGGATCGTGTCTCTCCGGTCGCACGTTCCGCAGGGGCAGGGGATTTTCTCGTCCGCCAGCATCTTGTCGTCTGCCATTACTCGACCTCCGTGATCGTGATGCCGAACTTGTCGTACATCAGTTTCCGCTTCATCATGTAGACCTTCGTTTTCGTGGCCGGAGACTTCACGTCCTCCACCACAAAGGCTCCGTCCTTCCAGTATGAGAAGTCCGCCTTGTACTTCATCGACCGGACGCGCTCGCCTGTGGGCTTCGTGTAAGCCTCGACAAGCGTAAATTCCGGTTGGAGCCGTAGGTCGGTGATCGCGCCCGCTTTCAGCAGGAGCATCAGATCGTCGTATCTGGCCGCTTCTTTGCGGCTGTCAAACTTTACCTGCGCCCCTGTCTCGGATTTTCTCTCGTCGGGGGAATTGTGATATTTCCCGGAGCCAATCTTCGCTCCTGCGGCGTCCTGCGGCTTCACGGCGGCATTTTGCTGGCGAAGTTTCTGCGCGATCTGCTGCTGCGCCCACGGTGGAAGGAGCCTGTAATCAATTCCCATCGGTCAGCACCGCCTCTCTCCACTCGTGGAGTGATTTCCGCTCCGGCCTCGCCGCTTCAAGCGCCCGGTTGTCCGCCATGGCGGTCAGCAGGTTCCGCACGTCAGACGGCAGGGACGACAGTTCGTGTGCTCTCTGCTGCTTAATCCGGTACGCCTTGACGAATTGCGAGTAGACCACGCTGTTGAACGTGTCCGCGTCCATGGCGCCCCAATCCCGCAGTACGCTCGGAGAGCCGATTGCGTTCTGCACGGCCTCCGGGAGCTTGTCCCACTTGATGCTTCCGGCTGCGGCTTTCGCCGCCAGCGCCCACGCTTCCTGCGCGTCCATCTCTCCGGCGAACCGGACCTGCGCCAGTCGCTCCTTGACCGCTCCGATGGTTGGGGGATAGCCCTCCGTCTTGGTGGCGATCAGCGCCTTGACTGCCGCCATAACGTCCTGAAACGCATCGTCGGCAAACATCTCGCGCCACAGCCGCACGGCGTTCTCCATGTCCTGCTGGGACTGCCCCCGGTAAAATGCAGGGTAAGCGGATTGAAGTACGGCCATAACAAGGGCCGTCTCTCTCGTTGTCACCAGTCATCCCTCCCCGCCAGTTCCAGGAAGTAGTTTCCGTTCTGCGGCTTCTGCCCCGCGTTCTTCGCGGACTCGTGCCGCTGCTCGGAAAGAAGAACCGCGTCCATGCTCGTAAGGCCGTCCCGCCGGTATCTCGCAAGTATGGCCTTGATGTAACTCCACGATGTCTTTCGCTCGTCCAGAGCGATCTGCATGGCGTGGACAACAACATCAGCGCCGAGTTCTTCCGTGAAGGCTTTCAGCCCCTCGATCACGAGAGACGAGGGCCGGGCGTTGATCCGCGTCTGGTAGTAGTCAAAGACTGTACCCAGGGGGGTTACCTCCTCCGTTACCGTACTGATACCATCAGAACTAATTTCAGTTTCATTTTCATTTACATCTTCATCTTCATTTTCAATTTCAGAGTTTGCCGAACTGTTTGCCGAGTGGTTTGCCGCCGTTTTTGCCGCGGCAAAAACGGCGGCAAAATCCGCTTGGCGATTTCTCCTGTTCGTGCTTTTCGCGCCTTTTCGTCCGGAATTTGACCGAATTTGGCTCAAATACCCGTCTTTTATCATTCTTTTCTGACAAAGCGCGTTTCCGTCGATGAAGATGACTTCTTCTTCGATCAATTCTTCGATTGACCGCTCAATAACTTCTTTGCTGTACGGCAAATGCTTAACAAGCATTTCGGCAAAATTTGAAATTTGCCGGTCGGTTTGCCGGAACTTTTGCCGCAGCAAAATCTTCCCGTATTCCTGCGACTTGTGCATGAGACACATGAGCCTGATGTAGACCCCTGTGCTCTCGGCGGAGCAGTTTGCAAGTTTCTCGTCCGTCATAAAGTCGTTCACAAACAAGGGAAGGTATGGCTGATCCCGTCTTGCCACGCTTTCACCCTCTCGTAGTTAATCGCTCTCCCAAACGTCGGCTTCTCCGTTCCTGTGTTCTTCGACCGCTCCGGTGATTGCCGGTGTAGCGTAAAGGTCAAGCAGGAACCCGACGAGGCCCATCGGGATAATAAAATTCACGCGCATCTCGTAGGTCGGGTGGATGCCCTTCTTGGTTCTGGACTTCATCTTCTCGACCCACGTTCCGGCGACAAACACCACGTCGCCCTTTTCCATGGCCCGCATGACCACGGCGGACATCTGTTCGCCGTAGCCGACGCAGACCAGATGTTTTTCGCTCCGGCCTGCGCCGCGTCCGGTCTTGATGACGAACTTGATTGAGCGCAGGTCCTTGAACTTCTCGCTCGGCTCCTTGACGATGTTGCCCCAGGCGATCACGAAGCAGCGCCTTGTCTGATCCTCGTCGTCCGTCTGGTAGCGCCACCACGGTCCTCGCAGATAGCCGCCCACGTTTGCGCTCATATCGCTTCACCGCCCGTTAAAACGGAAGTTCATCTTCGTCATCTTCCGAGATGTCAACGAAGTCCGGCGTGCTGCTCTTGGAAGCAGGAGCCGCGGGAGCCGCGCCGTCCGAGGAGCCTGTGGAAAGGGTGAAGATCATGTCCGCCGTGACGCTCTGGTACGTCTTGTCGTTGTACTCCCATGAGCGGTGTACTCCTGCGACCGCAACGGTGTCGCCCTTTTCGAGCCGACCGGCGATCTCGCCCACGGCGGCGTCAGCCCACGCCTCGATGTCCATGAACTTGGACTTCCCGTAGGAGATCGAGAACTTGACCCGATCTCCCTTGGTGCTCTGCTTCAACTCCGGGTCGCGGGAGACTTTCCCGCAGACCATGACGTTGAGCGTTCCGTCCTTCTCTTTACTTGAAAAGATGCTCATTCAAAGAACCCCTCCAGCACGTTCTCGTCCTCGGAGAGCGGCGGGTTTTTTGCTTTCCGGGGCGTGTGGCGCTCCGTAGGAACCGTTTTCTCCGGCTCCGTCTCCACGGTCACTTCCTCAAAGGAAGCCGTCTCCGGGGCTTCTGCGGCCTCGTCCGGCTCAATTACCTCGCCGGTCGTCTCAATCACGTCGTACTGGGGCATTACCTCGTCCCCGATGTCGGGGATAACGCCTTCGCCGCTTTCTGGCTCGGAGTCAAAGAGGGATTTCAGTTCGTTGGACAGGGGCGCGTAGCCGCTGTTCAGCAGGGAGCGCAGGGCCGTCTTTTTCATCATGCGCTCCGTGGACGTGTACCACGGGCTGCCGTTCTCGACGGTTTTCTGCTCGGCAGGCTCCAGCGGGACGCCGCTCTGCCATTTGTTGTAGAGCGAAAGGTTGAAGGCTTTGGAATAGCGTTCCGCGTGCTGGAGGAGCGCGGCCTTCGTCCAGTATTCCTCCCGGTAGTAGCCGTCTTTGAGCAGGAAGTACGCCTTCACGCCGATGACCGGGTGCTGCTCGCGTTCCTCGTCGGTGTCGTAAACGCTCATGTCAACGATGGGCTTTCCGGTGCGCGGGTCTCTGCCCTTGCGCTCCCCTTCGCGGACTTCGATGCAGTCGATGTCCGCATATCTCCCCGTCGCCAGCGCGAGCTGAATGTAGCCCTTGTAGCCGGTGATGTATGTAGCCGTCTTGCCGTAGGGGACAACGTAGTACCCGTGGCCGTAGATCAGGCCCATGCCCTCGCCGCGCAGGGCGCAGGAGATGATGCTGCCCGCGTCGCAGTTGCGGAGCTGTTCGGAGGCGTTCACGACGCTGATAAGCGTTCCAGTGAACCGTTTGACGGAGTTCTCGTTCCGGAGCGAGGCCCGGATCAGTTTCTGTGCCCCGTCCCCGGTGATGACCGAGGAAAAGGATTTCTGTTCTTTTCTCCCGGCAGGGGAGAGCGTATTTGTTGCCTTCATTCGGCTTCCTCCTTAAAAATTTTCTTTGCGCGCTTGATGGTGGAGATGTCCACCCCGAAGAAGTTGCAGAGTTCTCTGTTTGTCTTGCGCAGTTTCATCAGACGGCGCAGGGTGTCCGGGTCAATGGAGGACCGGCGTCCGCGCTTGGACGGCACGGAGATGTTCCTGTGCCCGTCGCAGATGTCGCAGGCGCTGGCGTTCAGCGGGCACTCCAGGCAGATGTCGATGTCCTGCTGGGGAACCTTGGTCCATTTCGCCGTAGCGATACCGGAGTCCGGTGTCTCCCATGGACGCTGCGCCCGTCTCGCGCTCTCGTAGAGCGTCTTTTCCGCCATCTCACTCCACCCGCCCGTATCGGATGCCGTTTTTCAGCAGGAACGCTTTCAGCGCGGTAAGCTGCTCCTTCGTGGCCCAAATCCGGAAATCGACCTCGTGGACTGCGGGCTTCTCAGGCTCCGGTTCCGGCTCCGGCTCTGCGAAGGAGGCGTCCTGCGCGGCGTAGACCACGGTGCTTTTTGCAGCCGCTTCGTCGTTTGCCCGCTGTGCGGCCTCAATCTTGGCTCGTTCTTCGGCTTCTCTGCGGCGCTGTTCTTCCGCCTGCTTTGCGGCGATCAGCTCCGCGTTCTTCCGGATTGTGGTGCCGAGATCGTGGGTTCTGCGGTAGATGTCCAGCAGATAGGCGGTGTTCTCGCCGCCCATGCCGCGAATAGTAGCCAGATCATTGGCCGTGCGTTCCAGCGCAACCTCGACCTCCGCCTTGGCCGCGTCAAGCGCAAAGCCCTTGTTCAGCCACTTGGGATTAAACAGGTACTCCCACGCGAGATATTCCCGCGCTTCCGCGTCTCCGGCGTCGTAAACCGCTTTCAGTTCAGCGGCCTTGGCTTCCTTGTCCGCGTCCTCAAACGCCTTGATCTGTGTGTCCAGGGAGAGCGCCGCTTCGTCGCAGAGGCCGGTGAGTGTCTTGCACTTCTGCTCAAACTCCGCGTAGGCGGCCAGCGCCGCGTTCTTTGCTTCCTTCCGGCTGAAATCAATGCGGTCCTTCACCTTGCGGATGTTCGCCCGGTAGGTCTTGGCCGTGGAGATCATGTCCTCCGTGACCGTCATGGTTCGGTAGGGGGCAAGGTTCTCGTCCAGCCACTCTCTCACTTCCTTGAAGTTCGCTTCGATCACCTGACCCCGGATAGCCGAAAGGTCCGACGTGATGCGGAACTCCGTCATGGCATTACCCATTCTTTTCCTCCTCCAGCCGATAAACGGCGTAGTTTACCGCGTGGCCGTAGCGGTTCTTCTTTGTCCGCTGCTCCGTTACGATGTTCAGCGGGTCGTCCTTGTCGTGCCGGATGTCGTAAATCCGTGCGCCCAGCCGGTCGCAGTCGCAAAGTTCCATGGCCGTGGGCTTGTCGATCCACCCGTATTCCATCAGATGTCGGCGGATTGCCGCTTCCTGCGTCCGCGTGGTCTCGTTCACAAGGGCGCCGCTCATACGCTCGTTACCTCTGCGGTCTCTCCGCCATCGTCGTACCGGCCAATGACGCGGCACTCAAAGGGCGGCTCTGGAATGTCGATCTCCGCCACGATTGCCCGCTGTTCGGGGTTCTTCACCGTCGGCGCGATCACCTTGTCTCCGGGCTGGAGCGCCAGCGGCGTCGAATAGGCGTACGCCCGTCCGACCTTGTAGCCCCCTGCCGCTTCGTCGTGGTAAAACACAGACACATACATTGTTCGTACTCTCTCCTTTCGTTCTCTCTTAATTCACAGGATCAGCGGCATGGCGGGCATCTCCCCGCGCTGCACCTGACCCCAAAAGGTCGTCTCTCTTTCCAGAAGCCAGTTCAGATCGTCCTGCACGTCCTCGCGCCATATCTCGTACTCCCGGAGCGTGATGTCCCCGTTCATGGAGTAGAGCGCCGCAAAGAGATAAACGAAGTCGTACCCCGTTGCGAGCAGTTGGTGGCAGCATTGGATGTAGTATGCTGGCTTCATCTTCCCGTCGGCCCACTCGGCCCAGCCCGCCTTGCCGTTTGGCGTGGCGGTTTTCAGTTCCAGTACGCCGTGCTTCCCGTCTGCGGCGGTCAGTTCGCCGTCCAGCGTGGCAAAAAGCCAGGGGCGTTCCTCTTGGTAGAGGATGTCGAACTGGTGATACTCGACCGTCAGTTCCGGGTGCCGTGCGGCGAAGAAGGTCCGGATCGCCGGCTCCATGCGGACGCCTTGCTCGACGGCGGCGTTTCCGGAGATGTCCTTCGGGACCGCCGCACCGATCTTCTGTTTCCAGAGTTGGAGCGGCGTGGCCCAGGGACTCATTCCGACCGCGGCGGCGGCTTCGCTTCCGCCGATGCCCCGCAGCCGTCCGGCCAGCCATTCTTCTCTTGTCTCAAACGTCAGTCTTTTGAGCATTTGTCCCTCACACGCTTATCTGTCTCGCCAGGTCCGCTTTGCTGACCCGGCTCGTTGCGGCGTTGAAGCGTATCTTCTTCACTACCGTGTTGCGGCTCATGCCCGTGAAAGCCATCACGTCTACAACGCGGAGCATATCCCGGTCCGGAAACCGCTCGTTCAGCAGGGCGAGGTTCTCGCGGAACCCTTCTTTCTCACGGGGCATTTGTTGGCACCACCTTTTCGTCTCCCGGTTCGTTGCTGTCAGTCCGCCTGTTTCCTTGCGGAAACGGGGTTGCCGGTAAGCAGAAACTCAATCGTGCAGCCGTAAAAGTTTGCCAGCCGCGGAAGTTTGTCGGAAGTGGGGAGGAATACTCCGTTCTCCCATTGGTTGATTGCGGCGCTGCTCACACCCATGTGCTCGACCACTTCTGCCACGCTTTTCCCAGCTCTCTGCCGGGCTTCTCTAAACCCCATTCAGCACCTCCTCTCGAAAATCGAAAATTCGCTTCTCCGCCCCTTGGCATTAAGCGAGACTTAATATAAAATGAGTTCACCACAAACCACACTTGATATTTTCGGTCCGCTCTTTGCGAGGGGGGCGGCGATAGCTTTGCGTAAATTAAGCACACGCTTAATATACATTAAGTTTGACTTGCTGTCAAGGGGTAAATCGAAAAAAACTTAATTTTTGTCAAGGAGGACGCACAGATGGAGAAGATAGACCCGAAAAAACTGGCCCGACAGATCGACGCATACTGTGCGTCAAACGCCATTTCAAAGCAGGAGTTCACAAAAAGAACCGGCATATCCGGGGCAACGCTGTCTCATTGGCGGAACGGCGTATATCAGCCGAGTCAAAAGGCGCTCGACGCAATCGAGGACTACACTAATATGCCGATTGAGGCTCTGCTGGGCGGGCATCCTGTTTCGGAGAAGCAAAACGCGCCCTCCCAGGCGGGAGAGCGCGCGGAAATATCCGATGATGCGCACCACATCGGTGTGCTTTATGACAGGGCGGACGAGAAGGACAGGCTCCTGACGCATACGGTGCTGGACAAATACGACGAGGAGCCGGTGGTCGTCTCCACCAGCAGGAGCAATCCGGGGAAGATGATCGAACTGGACGTGTGGGACGAGCCTGCGGCGGCAGGTCTTGGAAACTATCTGGACGTGCCGGAAGGCCGCAGGGAGCAGTTTCCGTCCATCATCGTGCCGCACGGGACGGATTTTGGCATTATGATCTCCGGCAACAGCATGGAGCCGGTTATTAAGGACGGTGCGACGGTCTTTGTCCGCTCCACGTCGGCGCTGGCAAACGGGAAGATCGGCATATTTGTCCTCAACGGCGCGGCCTACTGCAAGCAGTTGATCGTTGACCGCAACAAGAAGCAGGTGCGGCTGCACTCCATGAACCCGGACTATGAGGATATTATCGTAAAGCCGGGGGACGATCTGCGAACCGTAGGGGAGGTTCTGTGATGCCGAGGGGCCACATGAACTATGCCGCCATGTTCACGCTGCGCAGCGATGGCCGGTATATGGGATATTGGCATGACGAAGAAGGCCGCCACGCCATATACGACCGCGACCCGGAGTCCCTTTATCGGAAGATCGCGGAGAAAGAGGCGCCCCCGGACACAACACCGGACTTCTCCGCCGTTGCGGAAGCGTGGGAAGGGGAGTACCGGGAGAGCATATCGGTGCGCTCCTGGAATAATCTCCGCCCGCACTACGAGGACATCAAGGCCCTTTACATCGGGAGGAAGATCACCGAAGTGACGGCGGCAGACGTAAACGCCGATTTCCTGCGGGCAAAGGCGAAAGGGTATGGGCGGACCGTGGTAAACAACCGGCGCGTGATCTACAACGGGATATTCAACTACGCCGTCGTAAACGCCATGCTGCCATACAATCCCGCGCAGTCCGTGAAGCTCCCGAAGGGACTTGCCGCAGGGAAGCGGCAGGCGCCGACGGACGAGCAAATCAAGATCATCTGCAAAAACACCGGGGCGCCCTTCGGCTTCTTCCCGTTTTTCCTGCTCTGCACCGGGCTGCGGAAGGCCGAAGCTCTCGCACTCTTGAAGTCCGACTTCGACCTAAAGGCCAAGACGATCTCCGTCACCAAGGCCCTCACCTACGACGACGGCTCCACGCCCAGCGTAAAGACGCCAAAGACGGAGGCGGGGAGCAGGGAAGTGCCGATCATCGACGCGCTTCTGCCCCATCTGAAACGCGCTCTGGACGAGGCCAAATCCGAATACCTGTTCCCGGCTTCCCCCAGCAACCGGAACCCAAAGGCGTCCGGATATATGTCCGCCCACGCATACGACGGGGCATGGGCGCGATACTGTACCGCCGTCGGCCTCACCGACGAAAACGGCGACCCGGCTATCACCGCGCACCACCTGCGCCACGGAACCGCCACCCTGCTCTTTGAGAGCGGCGTGGACGTTTATACCGCCCAGCGCATACTCGGCCACGCCAACGTGCGCACCACCATGGAGATATATACCAATCTCCGCGAGAAGCAGAACGCAAAGTCCGTAAAGAAGTTCAACAGAGCGTTATCCCGATTTTCTGGCGCGTAGGGGAATATCCGTTTTGTCCATCACAATGACGAAAAATCGGCGTTGTCAGACCTGTTGTCAGCACCAGTCAAACCCGCATGAATACTTGCCTTTTTTAAGACTGTAAATCTGCTGGCAATGCCTACGGTGGTTCGAATCCACCTTCCCCCACCAAAAGCCTCGAAAGTGCTAAAAAAGAGCCTTTCGGGGCTTTTTCTTTACCTTTTTGGCGGAAATAGTTCCGAGAAAGCGTGGCGTGCCACCATTCAAAAATCGTCAGAAATCGTCAAAAAGTTGCACAAATGTGTTGTCAAATTGTTGTCAAAACGGGGCAGTTGTTGTCAGAATTGTTGTCAAAATCCTTCCAATATTTCCCTTTTTTGCATAGAGAAGGCGCAGGGTGTTATCCCTGCGCCTTTTTTGTTTATTCGGTTTTTATTTCGATCTGCGCCAGAAGGTCGTCGCGCTCCCGGATGATTGTCTCCACCTGCTGATACAAGACGCGGAAGGGAAGGGGGCAGAGGCCGACGGCTGGGGCGTCCTTCTCCATCTGCGCGATGCCGTCCAGGAGGGCCTTATCGGTGTCGCTCATTCAGACCTCCCATTTCATCTTGAAGCCCAGCTCGTGCATTTTGGAGGTGATTTCCTCCATGCTGCGGCGGCCAAGGTTTCTGATGCCCGTAATTCTGCCGTAGTCAAGGGCCAAGATGTCGGCCACGGTATTGACCCCGGCGCGTTTCAGGCAGTTATAGGAGCGGACGGAGAGCTTGATCTTGGCAATATCGCAGTCTTTGAGTTCGTTGCGCGAGACTTCTTCGGCGGCAGCCTTTACTGCGTCGTCCCGCTTGATGATAAAGTCAAGCAGCATCTCGGCGCTTGTGCGCGCGGCCTTCTCGTCGAGGAAGTCCTTATACGGGACGCTGGCATATCGCACGAGCAGGTCGTAGTTGGAAAGGGCTTTCAGCGCCGCATCTTCCTTCTGCCGGATGCGCTCACGGGTGAGGCAGAGGGCTTCTCCGATGGCCGCGAGGGTCATGCCGTCGCGGTATCTCATTTCGATGATCTGCCGGTCCCTTTCGGGGAGCGTATCACGCACCATGGAAAGGACGGCCCGCGGGGAATAGCCCGCAGGGTCAAGTGGATCACGATTGGCTTCAAGCCGCTCCTCCAGGACTTCCATAAGGTTGTACGGGTATGGGATGTCCCACGCATGACGCAAAACCCGTCTATCTGCCATTAGTCAATGCCTCCTCCAGTATCTTTTTGTCCACCGTGACTTCTCCGATCTCTCTGCCGGTCACAATGCCTTTCGCGTCCATAAGGTTTTTCGCGCGCACCGCGTCGTTTCGCGTCTCGAAAAGGCAAGCGGTGCCGCGATCTACCATGCTAAATATCACAAAGCCGTCCAGCCCCATGATGTATTGCAGGGCCTCCTTCGCCCGCTTCGCAAGAAACGGGTGTCTCCACGGTTCCGGGATCTTCCCAACACCAACGGCATAAAGAGTAACGCCATCAGACTTCACTCTGCGGGACCTCCCTTCTTCGGCGATTCCAAATCGCCATTCAAAAGCCCCCCATTAACAAAAAGGTTCATCTGTGAGGAATACTTCTCAAAGCGGTCCTCCTGCTTCTGAAAATATACGGGGTCGATCTCGCAGCCAACGAAGTCAATCCCCGCGTTCCACGCCGCGATCCTGCTGCTACCGGAACCAATGTGTGAGTCAAATATCTTATCCCCCGGCTTCGCAAAGAGATGATATACCCACGAGTAAAGCTCGATTGGCTTTTGCGTCGGGTGAAAGCGCACATCGTCCTTCTTGCCCTGTGGCGCAAACTCAAACACTTTTGCGTTGTCATTGAAACTTGTCCAAGCATATTCAGCCATCGCCATCGTACCCCGGCTTATTGTTGCCGCCCGTGGTGCGTTGGGGATGAGCACCACACCACGCAAGGCGGACTTTTACAATCGCTCTCTATCGGTTCCCTTCCGTCCGGCTTTCACGGACAGCCCGTCGGCTGACTTTCGGAGGCGGGAGGACTCGAACCCCCATGCACAGGTCTCGCCTGCCGCTACACCTTGTTAGCCACTACCTCCGTATTGCGGCATCCTTGCTTGTTTGTTTTTTGATAAGGCAGGAAAACATGGTTCTCAAAAACCTGCCATTTCGCTCCAAGCCTACGTTGCCGCCTCTCGGCTTGAAGTTAGTCGCGCTGACGGACGGACTCGAACCGCCGACTTACCTCCTGCTTATTAAGCTACCAGCGGTACGCCTTGCCTCTTGGCTACGTCAGCATATCAAATATGCGGGCAGGGATTTGCACCCTGCATGGCCGGTCTCGAAACAACCTATGGCCCCCGTATTCGGGTTCAGCGCGCCTGTCATGCTTTTTCTGCGGTTTTGCTTCCGCCCCACCGGGTAGGCCCCCACCTTGCCTCGGTCGCCACGCTGATTGTTGCCAGCCTTGTCCTATCAATGCGTCTACTGTTGCAGGGGCTTCGCTTGCGAAACCACCCGCCCTTTCGGTCGGGGTACCTGCTTTACCACGAGCCATCATTCCCAATGGCCGCGTCTGTTCCGCCACCGCATATCTTGTCTCGCAGTATATATCCCCGTGTCAAACCGAATTTTGCGCACCCCCTCCCACGCCGATCACCACCCGACCAGCACCCACAGCCATGCCGCCAGCCACCACGCAGCCACCTGCCGCCACGCCGGACCCAACGCCATATAAACACTCGCCCGGAACCACAAAACGCGCCCACAGCCCCACAGGACGCGCCAGACACGCATAGGCGGCGGATAAGGTTATGGCGTTGGGGGCCACAAGGCGCGGATATAATGGCGTGACCGGAACCACCCGGCGTGGAAAAGGTTGAGGCGTTGGGAACCCGGACGGGCGGAAAAGGTTGAGGCGTTGCGTGGAACTATAAGGCGTGAAAAAGGGCTGGCGAGCGATAGCGAGCGATTTGCGATTTTCTAACTGAAAAGCCTCCCCGGCTCGGCGTGTGCTCATTATGCGCGATAACAGGCACGCGGCGCGGCTGACGGGGTGACGGCGTGACCGTGACGGGCGCCGGGGCGGGATCGGCTGACGGGGCGCACGGGCGCGGGTGCTTTCGAACAGGCGTTCCCGCGTGGCTCTTTTCCCGTCCTGGCGGGGCTGGCCGGGGCGCGTTCTGCTGGCGCGTTGTCCGGGCGGGGCCGTCCCGGCGTGCTTCCGTGCTGGCGTACTTTACACGACGCCGGGCCGCTTATCGCGCGCACGCGCGCGAGGGCGTGAAAAGGGCCCGCCGCGGTGATGGCGGCGGGCCGTGTATGGGGCGCGGGGCTTATTCGCCGCGGCGGTAGCGGTCGCGGATGGCGGCGAGGCGGGCGTTGACGGTCTTGCGGCTGATGTCCAGCGCTTCGGCGGTCTCGGTCTGGGTGTAGCCGCAAGCCTGGCGGCGGATGATGGCGCGGTCGGTGTCGTCATGGGCGGCGCGCTCGATGGCGTCAAGGGCGATCACTGCGGCTTCTGGGCCGGGGGCGATGGGGTCCGCGGTGGGCGCGGCGTGCTCGATGATGTAGGCGTCAACGGCGGCGGCGTCGGCGTCCGGATCGGGGCGGCGGGTCTTTAGCGCGCTTCCGTTCCGCCGCTCCTGGCGGCCGATGGCCTGGGCCGCGGTAAAAATGGCGCGGGAAATGATCCGGGCCAGGCTCTTTTCCGCGTGCCGCGGATCGTCTACCATATCAGAGACGCGGATATATGCCTCATTGGCGACGGCGCGCAAATCGTCGGCGGGGTTCGCGTCCTGTACCCATGTAAAGACGTTCGGCAAGGGGCGCCCGTCCGCGGTGTAGCGGGCGTCTCGGCGTCCGTACTCGTGCCAGGCGGCGCGATAAAGGCGCGCGGCGATCTCCTCTCCGGGCGTCTCGCGGAAAATCTCCGCGGCGCTCTTGCCGTCCTCGCGCCATGCGATTTTGAGCGCGGCGGCCAGGGTGGCGCGGTAGTCCGCTGCGGGGTACTGGCGGCAGGTGGCGCGGGTCATGGCGTGCGCGGCGGTCATGATGCGGGCGATTTCGTGATTGGTTTTCATTGTAAACTTTCCTTTCTGCCCTGGTGGGCTTGACGTTGCCGGGGGCCGTGGTGTATAGTGTAGGGGCCCGCGGCGGGTGGTGTGATTGGCGCCTGTCGCCGGGCGGCGGCGGGGCGCGTTGCGGGCGTCCCGTCGCCCTTTTCCGGGGCGGCGTCATCTATGCTCTTATTATAAACGATCTTGACAAAAAAGCAAATTTGCATATTTTGACGGTATCGAAAACATAACTTTTCAAGCGCGGAAACGGGGCTTTTTCTCGTTTTCGCGCTTTTTTCATCACTTTTTCCCGGTTTTCATTTTCGTCGTTCTGCTGCTTTTTTCTTTGAATTTTTGTATAGTTTGACGGTTACAAAAAGGGTGCCCGGCCGTTAGGTGTATGTGACGGCTCGACGGGCTGACGCCGGGCCGATCCTTCAACGGGGGTGCACATGATGAACCTTTCAAACATTTTCGGCGCGGGCCTTTCTCACCGGGTCGCGGTCTATGTTCCCGGCACGGCTGGACCAGTCGCCGCTGATCCGGCGCTCGCGGACCGCATGACGGCGACGGCCGCCGGGCGCCTCTCGGAGCTTTTCGGCGGGGCCACTATTTCCCTGGCGGCGGGCGCCTGGATGAGCGCGGAGCATGGCCTGATCCGCGAACAGGTCCAGATCGTTTATAGCTACTGCACGGCGGAACAGCTTGAACAGCACGCCGCGGACGTTCGCGCCCTTGCTGAACAGGTCAAGAGCGAGATGGCGCAGGAGGCGGTCTCGGTCGAGATCGACAACAAGCTGTATTTCATCTGACAGGAACAGGAACAGCGGCCCGGTTTTTTACGGGCCGCAAGAACAGAACAGGAGGTATCACTACATGAGAAAATACAAGCCGGAGCAGGAACTGCGCGAGATCGCGGACTTGAACAGCGTTTACATCAACATCCGGACGATGGACGGCGGGAACAGTCACGACGTTACGCGCCGCGCGACGAAAAAACAGCGCGAGGTGCTGCGGGGCGTGATCCTGGGCGCGCTGCTGGGGCTGAACTGGGGCGAGAAATGCAGGAGCACGCCGGAAATGGAACAGGCGATTATTGACGCCGCGGAGTTTACCGGGGACTTGCTGATGGCGCCGTATCTGAAAGACGGCGAGGAATTGCAGGGGTACATGAGCATTTACATCCCGCTGAAACGGATCGTTGCGGCCTGGGAACAGGCGTGAACTATAACAAAATTTTATGGCAAGGGTGGTTACAAAATCCGCCCTTGCCTGTTAGGTGTATACGGCAAGCGGCCCGCACGAAAAAACGATAGCATACAGAACAGCGACGAGACAAAAAACAGGAGGTCATTATGGACTACATCACGAAAAAGATCGGCAACGCGGAGTTTACCTTTTTGCTGAACAGCAGGAGCAACCGGAGCGGCTTTGTGCATGAGTGCGAACTGATGGCGGGCGGCGTGGAGATCGTCCGCGGCAAGCGGCAATACTATAACCGTACATGGGAGTCATACCGCTATCAATCGGTCATGCTGGACGCGGTGGACAACGCGCTGGAGGACGCGCGGGGCCGGATCGTGAACAGGGAGAAGGCGGCGCGCGGCTGGAACAGGCTGACGCAAGCGCGGCGGAACGAGATCGGCCGCGTGGTGGACGCGGACGACGGCGTGAAGGTGCTGCGGGCGCTGCGGAAAGAGGTGAGCGGGGCACACTACGGAACAGAACAGGAGCGGAAGGACCTGGAGGCGCTGGACGCGCTGGTGGCCCTGGCGGAGATCGTCTGCGGCGCGGGCCGGGCGACGGAGTGAACAGAGCATAAGAACAGGAGGCCGAAAAATGAGATTTTACCGCATGGCAATCAAAAACAGAAAAACCGGGGAGCGAGATACTTACATAAGCAAGCGGCAGGGCGCGGCCCCCGCCGGGTGGGAATGTATAGGGGTGTGCGGATATTTTGAAACGCCAGCAAGGAACGAGCCGAAAGGAGAAGGCGAACAGGAGGAGGAAAAAGCATGATTGACGTGAAATATTTTGACGCTGCGGTAGAACTGATGGACTCGGAAATCCGGGAGGAGATACACCGGGAGGGCGATTATGACGGCGACGACGAGGGCTTTCTGCGGGAGTACGAGCGGCGGCACGCGGAGAAATACGGCGAGCCTTTCGCCGTCTGAACAGAACAAAAAACGGAACCGGGCCGGGGCATGATCCCCGGCCCTGTTTATGGAGGGCTGAACAGATGAAAAAATGGGCTGGCGGGTGCGTGGATAAAAAGACGGGCCTGGAAATGATCCTATCTGACGCCGGATATAATGAGGCGTGCTTTTTCGTAGAACAGCGCTTTGCCGTGCGCGACGTGCGGCAGGTGCGGGACAGCGACGGGAACAACATCACGATTTTCGAGACGGCAACGCGGCACTTGATTTTTGACGAGAACAGGGCCGTGCTGGTGGGCGATTGAGTTATCTGACCATAACAAATTTTTATAGATAATAGGGCGTAAAAAAGGCGTCTGCCTGGCTGGTGTAAGTGTGAGAACAAAACAACTTGAACGGGAGGCACAAAAACAATGAATTATAAAGTCTGGACGAGCGGGCGCGGCATGGTGTTCGGGACGCTGGCCGAGGCGAGAGCGTGCGCGGCGGAGATCGCCCGGAACACGGGCTACATCCTGGCCGTCACGGAGACGCGCGCAAAAGTTACACACACCTATAATCTGGAGGAGGGGCAGAACAGATGAACGGGAGAAACAAGCTGGAGCGGATTATGATGGTCAAGGCGATGGAGTACATCGCCCGGCAGGTGAACGACGAGGAGGTTTTTTTCTACTGGCTGGAGAACGGCGTTGCAGACGGTGATATCCCCTATGGGAGCCTGGAGGTGCGCCTGGACGACGAGGAAATGCTGGAGTGCTACTACGAGGACGACAAGGACTTTGCCGTGCTGATGGACGATTTTCTGCGGCTGATGAGGGCGGCACAAAAGAGCGGCGGACTTTACTGCGGTGACGTGGTGAGCATGAGCGTGGGGGAATGGAACGAGGCGCACAAAAAATGAAGAACAGACTGTACGGGCTGGCCGGGGCCTTTCTGATGGCGGCCCTGGGCGTGGTCGGGAGAATTGAACACGGCGGGGCTTTATCCCTGGCATGGCTGGCGGCCGCGTTTATCGTGGCCGCCTTTCTGATGGAACAGGCGGCACAAAAAATCTGAACAGGACGGAGGTATAGAACATGAGCGCGCCGAACTTTAGAACACAACGGAGCTTTCCGCTTTTTGCGTATGACGACAGCGGCGCGGAATGGTGGGAGGCGCAGGACTTTTACAACGACGCGGAGGAGGCGCTGGACGAACTGAACAGCGGCCTGACCTTTTTCAAGGTCAAGTTAATGGGCGGCTACTACTTGGGATCGCAGTTTTTCGTGGAGGTCACGGACGACGCGGACAACGCCGGATTTACGGAGGACGGCGCGGAGTATGTGGACAACGAGTCCACGCGCTACTGGCTGGATATGTGCAAGAGCGAGGCAATCCGGAAATACAACGTGGAGCGGAACAAGGTGGTCAAGGGAATGAGACGCATAGCGGACGCCTATGGCTTCGAGGAACTTGTCTGCACGGCGAGATTTTCCAATGGCGAGGCGATGTACGCGCGGGCGAACAATCCCCGCGCCCGAATGAAGGCAGCGGTCAACGGGATGATCTGAACAGGGAGGTAACTGAACATGGCTGACATGGTGATCCGGAAATTTGAACGCGGGGAGGACGGCTACAAGCGGCTGGCGCTGATGGCGGCGCTGCTGGAGTATAAATCCCCGAACGGGTGGCCCTATGAGGTCGGGGAGACCTACTTTGATTTTGGGCAGGGCTGGAAGTGGACGACGATCCTTTGCCGGGGCGGCGTCTGTGGCGGCTTTCAGGCCGTCAATCCCGCTGAACAAGAGCGGATTTTGTTCGACGACGTGAACACGTTCCCGGCCCTGGCGGACGAGATACTGGCGGACAAGTTTTGCCCGGACAAGAGACAGGAGGCGACAGCGTGAGAACAGAAAAAGAAATCCGGGAGAAGATCGACGAGTACATGGAGCGCGCAAAGCAATCCCCGTGGTGGGAGGAAGAACGGGAAATCTTGCTGACGGTCATTGACACCCTTTTGTGGGTGGTCGAGGACGAGAGCGGCAAGCCGATTTGAACAGGAGGGCAAAATGGCGTATGTGAGAAAGACGCGAGATCGCTGGGACATCGAAACGAACTGGGGCTACGGCTGGGAAGTGGAGTGCAGCGAGTACACGCGGAAGGAGGCGCGGGAACAGTATCGTTGCTATATCGAGAACTGCGGCGGACGGTGCGGCGTGAGAATGACGAAACGCCGGGAGAAGATCGCAGAGACTGAACAGGAGGCATGAACAGCATGAGCGCGAGGCAGACGAAACCGACGGCGTACATCGCGCCGTACATCACGGGGCACTTTATGCTGGAACCCGTGCGGGAGTGGCTGGGGAAAAACTACTGGGGGAACACCGTGGCCTGGGGCAAGACGCGCCGGGAGTGTGAACAGGAGTGCAGGCGGGCCGGATATATTCCGGTGCGGGACAAGTGAACAGGGAGGACGAAACAATGGGATATGAAAGTAAAATCTATATCGTGGAACGCTATGAGAACGAGCGCCCGGACGGGCGGCGCTATACCAACGCGCTGATCCTGGCGGAGTATGATCTTTGCAAGATGGGCGGCATGAGCTACGCGCCGGAGTTTTACAAGGCGTTCAGAACAGAAATTGACTATACCCTACTGCTGCCCGGCTATGATCCGGAAAAAGGCGTGGAGTGCCTGGTGGAACAGTACGCGGACTGCTACGGGGAGCACATGAAAAGCGCGGACATCGGGGAACTGATCGACGCGCTGACGGCGGTGGAGAACAGGGAACACTATCGGCGCATCCCGCCGCTGGTGGCTATGCTGACCGCGCTGAAACTGGAGGCCGACGAGTGGAACACGGACGGGTGCACGCTGGAAGTAGTGCACTACGGCTATTGAACAGGAGGGAACAGAAAATGACTAACGAAAAGAGATACGAACTTGTGTGCAACATGATCCGGGCCTACGACGCGGCGAGCGGCGGGGCCATGAACGCGGCGGAGGAAATTATCCGCAATCCGCGCGAGTGGGAGAACAGCCCGCACTTCCCGTTCTACGCGGACGCGGCGAAGCTGCTGATCGAGGCGCGGGAGGCCATGGACAAGGCGAACACGTCCGGCTCGGTGCTGACGGCGCTGAAACGGATTTATAAGTCCGCCGCCGCCTTGGACCGCAAGGGCTTCGACGGCTTCTTCAAGTCCGGGGATCGCTGGGCGCTCTGCGACGGCTACCGCTTCGTCCGGCTGAACAACAAGCCGGACAGTATTCCGGAGGTCTGGAACGATATGGACCTGGACAAGACTATCCCGCAGGGCGCAAAGTACGCGGAGGAAATCCCGCTTCCTACCGTGGCGGACATCAAGGCGTTCATCGCGGAGAAGAACATGACCCGGAGCAAGCCGGGGCCGTTTGAGGCCGCGCCCGGCTGGTGGTGCAATCCGTTCTATCTGCTGGACATGATCCAGGCGCTGCCGGGCGGCAAGGCGCACAGACCGGAGCGGCCCATGGCCGCCATGTACTATGAGAGCGACGACGGGGACGCGGTTCTGCTTCCCGTCCGTCACAACGCCGCATGAACAGGAGGGAAAAATGATCGAGTATGAAGTGATCCGTGCCGGGGGCGATTGTTCCCGGCACTTCGTCTGCCCGGACGGGCACTTCGCGGATAAACTGTACTACGACATGTATGAGTATCTGTACTACGACATGGAACAGCCGCACGAAATCGCGGAGGACGCCGCGAGCTGGTGCGAGTTCGCAACCGCGGGAGAAGAATACGACGGAGACGATTTTATTATCACCGTCTCGGAAAGGGAGGACTGGTAAAAATGAACAGCAAGAATATCTTTGCCGTACTGAACGAGGACGGCGTGCAGAACAGTTACGTTTTCACCTGCTGGGATCAGTACCACGCGGCGACGTTTTCGCCGGACGTGGAGATCGTGGCCGTGCGCCCGCTGGAAGTGCGCGGAAAAAACTACCGGGAGCGGAAGGGCTATCTGCGCGACCTTGCCGTTGACGTTCAGACCGCAGACAACGGCGGCCTGTCACAGTTTGAGTGCGCGGTCCTGGGGGACTTTTTCGAGCGCAACGGACGGCGCTATGGACTGCTGACCGAGTTCCGGGAGAATGGGATTTGCTGATTGACACGGCGATTTGAACAGCCTAAAATACAAAACGAGAGAACAAAAAGGAGGATAACTGTATGAGAGACGAGGACGCCAAGCGTTTTCTGGAGGAACTGGAAGATTGCGACGGGGACATCGCCGCCTGGAATGAGCGCAAACAGCGCGAGAACAATTCCTTCTGCGGCTTCGAGATCAACCCGGAGAAAAAGGCGAAACTGAACAGACTGAACACCCTTTGCAAGAAATTGGCCGCGCTGGATCATCTGATCGCGGTCGAGAAGCGGCCCACGTCCCCGGAAGAACGGAGCGGCATGGTTGCGGTCATTTTCCCGGAGGTCTATGCCGCGACGGACAGCAGAGTTTCCGCGCTCATGGCGCAGATTTTCGCGGAGGCTGACGACTTTACAATCAGCGCGATTGAGAGCGACGAGGACGGAGAGATCAGAAGCAGCGGCAAGGTGCGCATAACCTTTTGCGTGATGAATATGTGGTCGGTCTACGGCAAAGCGCCGTTCTGAACATTACAGAACTGTCCGTACAATGGGACAGCAAGCGCGATATGATGGAGAAAAAACGATGGAGGTACAGAACATGACGCGCAACGAGGTTAAGGCCGCCCAGAGCAAGTACAACGGAAGAATTTTACGGAACCCCGTCACCAGCGAGGCGTGGGGCGTGATGATCGAGAGCGCAGAGCTGATCCCGGAACTGGACAAATACGCAGACCACGCGACGGACGACGTGCTCCCGTGCGGCGTGGAGCGTATGCTGATTGCGGACGAGTACCGCTACACAATCTTGTGTCCGGTGACCTGGTTCGACCTGGGCGGCTGGGCCGACGAGTAAAGGGGGACGGCCATGGTAATTTATAACGCTTTCCTGTCGTTTGAGAGCGAGGGCGAAGGCTTTCCGGACTTGATTGAGGTAGAGGCGGAGACGAAAGAACAGGCGCGCGAAGTGCTGGCCGAACAATTCCGGCAAAACGGTTTCGCGGCGGAACTGTCCGACACGTCGGAGGAGGTCTATTTCTCGTCCGGCGGAAAAGAGATCGTTTATTACGGCTTTGACGAGAACTAAAAACAGAACACAACACCGGAGCGCGAGGCGAACAGCCCCGCGCTTTTATTATGCAGATTTTAGGAGGGTATCGCATGGAAAACTACCACGACATTCTGGCCCGCATGAACGGGAACAGGGAGAAGATCAGAGAACTGGAGCAGACGGTCAAGAACACACCGCTCCGCGCCCGGACGGAGCCGGAGATCGTCGAGGCCGCCCGGAAGATCGAACACTTGAAGATCGAGAACATGGTGCTGCGGGACAACGCGCGGCGGTCGTACTACGCATGGATATTCCCGCAGGTGCTGGCAATCTGGAACAGCGCAGCGGGCAAGCCCTACGGTCCGAAGATGAAAGAGCGGTTGCAGAACACGGCGAAAGAACGCCTGTCCTGTTCGTTCTATGTGGAACAGAACAGTTACAGCGCCGAGATCACCCTGGTGCCGCTGGACAAGAACGGGTACAGCGGAACGGACTGGAACTACCGGGACTTTGAAATCTGCACCGTCTACGAGAACGGAAACATGGTGCCGCTTCTGGACGGGAACAGGATCGTCGCCCGCGAGACGAAGGACTTCGAGCTGACCGGATGCGGCGAGTACGCCGCCGACCCCGCCGCCCGCGCGTGGGAGATCATCGAGCGGTTCAACGTGCTCAAACAGCAGTACGCCGACTTCCAGACCGCGTGCGACGCCTTCAACGATATTCTGCCGTCCGGCGTGGAGGGCAGATACGCAGACCGCTTCAAAAATTACCTGTATGTAAACTGAAAGGGGGGAACGAACATGACCGCAAGACAGCGCGAGAAGATCGCGCAGAGCGCCGCCGCTTTCGCCAAGAACTTCGGCCCGGTGCGCATTGAGAGCGCAGACTACGGCGGCGGCTTTTACGTCCACTATCCGGCGGAGAGTGACAGCTACATGGTTTTCTGCCCGACCATCGACTACCTGGACGGGTGGTTGTACGGGTGTGTGCAGGGCGTCCGGCGCGTCGAGCCGGAGCGCGAGAAAAACAACATCAAGACCGAGATCGAGTGAACAGAAAGGAGAAACGAACATGGCGTACAAAAAATTCACCGAGGACTATATCCGGGAACATTGGGAGGAGGCGCTGGACAGCCGCATGACATATTACGACATCGCCCGCAAAATCCGCTGGGGTCTTTCCCGCGACGACCTTGGGGAACTGGCGTGGCTGCACGAGGGGGGGAAAGCACCGCCGGAAGATCGAGGCGCTTCTGACGGACTGCAACTTCCATTACGAGTGCGGCAAGTTTATGCGCGGGGAATACGCCGCCGCGCTGGAGGAAAACGCATGAACACTTATCGGGTAAAGCGCATAGACCTTTCGCGCGTACAGAACACGGACGAATACTGGAAGGCCGTCAGCCGAGCGACGATCCACTACGTCAACGGGCTGGACGGGCTGCGGGAATACTGCGGCGGAAAACTGCACCGGCAGCGGAACGGCTACGCCGGGATCAACGGCAAGATCGAATATGTGGCGGAGCGCGTCTGAACAGGGACGCAAAATTCCGCTTGACAAATAAGGCATAATCAAAACACAAAAAGGAGGAACTGCACATGAACACACAGGAAATCTACAACTTCTCTTTTCGGTGCTACTTTGACGGCGCCGACGGCCCCAGCTACACGACCCACTATCAGCCGCTCCCGATCTCGGATATTCCCCGCTGGCTTGACGCATACCGCTTCACCCATCCGGACTGCAAGGCCATCAGCGTGAAAATCTGGTTCCGGGACGGGGATCAGAACGAACAGCCGAGGCGAAATAACGGATGGTACAACCGGAGCAGAGAGGAGGACGACTGCGAATGAACGCGCTTTACGAGAAGTACGCCGCTGCCGTCGCGGAGTACCTTGCCAGAACGGGGTACAAGAACCTGTCCCCGCAGACCCTGGCAAACTACACCCGGACGCTGAACAAGTTTGCCGGGTATCTTGCCGAACAACCGGAGGACGACGAGGACGCGCTGGCGGAGATCGTCGAGCGGTGGCGCGACGAAATGCTCCGGGACGGCGCGAAGCCCAGCACCGTGAAGCAGTACCTGACGGAACTGAAAATCTTCTTTGAGCGCACCCTGCGCCGTTCCTTCCCGGAGCGCCTGCGCTTTGCGTACAATCCCGTTGACGAGGACATGATGCCGAAAACGCCAAAGCGCCCCTACGAAATGATCCTTGCCGACGACGACGTGAAAAAACTATTTGTGAACAAGGCCCCGGATCACTTCACGTTCTGGCCCCGGAACTGGTGCATGATTATGCTCTGCCTCAACGAGAAGATCAGAAACGCTGAACTGCTGGACCTGCGGCTGTCCGACGTGGATATACTCCATCATGTGCTCACCGTCCGGAGCGGCAAGGGCAGAAAATGGCGCGAGGTCGATCTGACGGACTTGACCGAACAGGCGATCTCGTTGTATCTTGATAGTGGTCTCCGGCCCGCGTATCTGTCCGACGAGGATTTTCTTTTCGGCACCACAGCGGCCCACGAGCGCGGCGCTGTGAACGCGAGAAGCGGGGTTGAGCCGTGGCACCGCGGAACAACCGGCTGGCTGTCCAGCGTCATTGAACGGACGGTCTATGCCGTCACGGGCGTCCACGATGTCCGCTCCCACGATCTGCGGCACGTCGGCTCCCGCGTCTGTCTGAACGCGGGGCAGAGCATGGAAGAACTGCAAGGGCAGCTCGGCCACGCCAACCTTGCCACGACGCAGATTTACGCCGGGCGGGTCATGTCCCGCCGGAACAGGGACAGCGCACGGGAAGTCCTTGCCGCCCGCGACGCGGCGGCGGAACAGTTACGAAGAAAGAACCAGGCGGAACAGAAAGTCATTCCGCTCTTTGCGTAATAGAAAGGAGACGAGAAAATGGAAGGCAACTGCGAGACCTGCGCCAAGCGCGGCGCGTGCAAGAAAGACATTGGGATCATCTTCGGCTTCTGCGTCACGGAATATGAGCCGGAGCAAAAAAAGGAAAACGACTGAAAGGATAACGGGAGGTAAAGAAAAATGAAAACAGAGTGGACGAAAGACGAGCGCCGTGCGCTTGCCGAGAAACTGGACGAAATTCGCGGGGCAGACCTGGACAGCGACGAGATCGCCGCCCTGGAGGACGCCATCGCCATCATCTGCCCGGAGTATGCCGCCGCGCTGGAGGAGGACGAACAGGAGATCGCGGACACCTACATCGCCCTGCAAGTCATGGACGAGATGGAAAAGGAGGGCAAGGATTGAGCATCTACCTTGACCATGCGGCCATGACGAAACCGCTGCCCTGTGCGCTGGAGGCGTACCGGGACGCCCCCTTCGGCAACCCCAGTTCTGAACACCACTTCGGAAGCGTTGCGAGGGTCGCGCTGGAGAACGCCCGCTACACGATTGCGAAGTGCGTCAACGCCAAGGCAAATCAGATTTTCTTCACCAGCGGCGCGACGGAGGCGGCGGCGTGGCTGTCCAATTCCCTGCATGAACGCGGGTTCAACGTGATCGGGAGCGAATTGGAACACCACGCCGTCCTGAACAACCTCCCGGCGGAAGAACCGGAAGCGGGGCGCGTCACGGCGTATTTCCAGATATACGGGCAGAACGAGACGGGCGAGGTTTTCGCGGACAGCAGGAGCCTGCACGAAAAATTCCCCGTCGTCGCCTATGACATGACGGCGGCGACGGGGCACATCCCGGTCGATATGAACAGGTTCTATCCGCTCGACTACGCCTTTTGCTCCGCCCACAAGTTCGGAGGCGTTCCCGGAGCCGGGTTTGTTGTCATCGGAAGCGGCGCACACATCACGCCGATGATCTACGGTGGCGGGCAGGAGCGCGGCATGAGAAGCGGAACGGAGAACGTCCCGGCGATCTGCGCCATGGCTGCCGCGCTGGAGTGGCAGACGGAACACATGGAGGAGAACACACAAAAGATTGCCGCCATGCGCCAGATGCTTTTCCAGTCTCTCTCCCGCATACCGGACCACAAATGGAACACGCCGTTTGAAAAACCGTGCCTGCCGCACATCCTGAATATTTCTTTCGACGGCGTGGACGCCCACGCGCTGACGCTCCTGCTGTCCAAGGAGGGCGTGATGGTCTCTCCCGGCGCGGCCTGCTCCAACGGACTGCACGAGCCGAGCCATGTCATCATGGCGATGTATAACGACGAGGCCCGCGCGCGGAGCGCCGTCCGTCTCTCGCTGTCCCACGAGAACACGCCAGACGAGTGCGTGGAGGCCGCGCAGAAAATTGCGGAGGCCGTCGCGTATCTGCGCAGCGTTACTACGCAGCGTTTGCCGATTTGAGGCCGCAGAAGCCTCTGTAAGCCGTTTTTCGCTCGGCCGGCCACGCGGACGGCAAAAAGAAAAAACGCCCACTCGGAAAGCCGTGGCTTTTCGTGTGGCAAAAGGAGGAGCCTTTGAAGAAAAAACTGGTAACAAGCGTGGTGAAGAAGCCATACATCCTGCGCGTCACGTTCTCGGACGGGCGACAGGAGGAAGTGGAGGTTGAGGCGGAGAGCCTTTCCGCCGCCGGACTGCTTCTCCCGACCGACGCTGTGGTGTGGGAGCCGATTGGAGAAAATCAGATGTAAGGGAGGAAAAAGAAATGGGAAAAGCGCCACAAAAATGCCCCATGTGTGGGGAACGGACAAAGTGGAAGATGGTGGATGTCGGAAAGTCCGGGTTCAGCGCCGGGAAAGCCGCTGTCGGCGCAGTAATCGCCGGTCCGATTGGGCTTATTGGCGGTGCCCTCGGAAAGAAAACGGAGTCCTGGGCGTGCGGGAACTGCGGGTTCCAGCACGACTATAAGTAAAAAAGCCCCCGGCCTGTGCACAAAAGCGTGGGCCGGGGGCCTCTTTTTTGTTTTACAATCCGCGCCCTGCGCCGTCGCACACGACGATGCCGTTCAGTCCCTCGCCCAGCACAAGAACCAGGCACTCGTCCCCGGCTGAAAGGCCGGAGGCCGCGTCCGCGTATGGAAGCGTGATCTCGCTGTCAAAGGGCTTCTGCACGACCATCGTGCGGTTCGCCGCGTTTACGCTCACCACCTGCGCCCGATAGGACTGCACGGCCCCGTGGGAGCGGAGCCAGGGCAGAACGTACTTCGTCATGCAGTATTCGCAAATTTTCTTGGCGAAGGTCTCAAAAGCCTCGTTCATGCCGCGCCTCCATCAGCCCAGCGCGATGTAGCGGTACACAAGGCCGAAAACGTTTCCCTGCGCATAAACGCCATAGGAACTAACTGTGTCGTAATACCACGAAACGGAGTTCCCGGACCGGGTTATTGTAAGGGCGCTGTTTCGGAGCATGGCTTGACCGAAGGAGAACCCCTCAACAATGCCTTCGTCAACATACATGGCTCCGGTGAAAAATGACACATCAGAAAGCGTCCCGTGCGGACCGTATATAAAAAACAGGAGCACCTTCGGGGCAAACGGGGCCGTAATAGTGACGGGGTTGCCTGCCCCATACGTTCCGGTTCCCGTATAACTTCCGATATAAACGCCGCCGCTGACGCCACTTATGGCGGTTGCCAGCAAATCGAGAGCCGCGTCCGGCGTTGCCGGTGTGGAGCCGGTCAGATCGTTGATGGCCGAAGCGGTGGAACTGGAAAGGCTCTGCCCCTTGGTGTAGCCGTCGATGCCGTCGATCAGCCAGTTGGTTCCGTCGTAGACGAAGGTGAGAACCTGCCCGGCGATCCACGTCGTCGCGTTGGTCGTGCCGTAGGACTTGATGGCTTTGGCTCCCGTGCTGTTCACGTTCAGCGTCGGGGCGGAAGCCGTGTTGGAGTTGGAGAACTTCACCGTCACGCGCAGACCGGCGTACAGAGAAAGCGTTCCAGAAAACGTGACCGTGACCGTCTTGGCCCTGGTCGCCGCGGCGGTGGAGCAAACGCCGTACAGGTCGGCGCACTCGATGCCCTGCCCCATGGCGGTCAGATTGTCCGCGTTAATCGCCGGTGCCGCGCCGTTTGTCCACGCGGGGGTAGAATACTTCGCCATATATCAGCCCTCCGTTTCTTCTTCCTGCGGGACTTCCTCGGTCTGAACCTTGCCGCGATGTGCCGCCTTGCGGAACCGGGTGTCGCCCTCGCAGAAATAATACTTGCCGTTCTCCCCGGTGATGATGTACTTGTCGCCCTCTGTGGTGACGAGCACGCGCCGGGTCTTTGCTTTCTTCTTTGCCATTGGTAGTCACGTCCTTTCTCGTGTTTTAACTCACGGTTGCCGTTGGGAAGTCTTGCGTCGATGTCGCGGTGATCGTCATGGCCCCGGACGCCGCCAGCGGCCTTGAAAACCCTTGGATCAGATGGCGCTCCGTCGGATTGCCGGGTTTGTCCGTCCGCGTCAGCGTTACGAGCCGGTTTCCACGGATGTGAAACATCTGCGAGCAGGAGATATTCACGGCCCGCTGGAGGACGCTGGCCCGCTTTACCATCCACTCCGCGTAGTCGCGGCATTGGGTGTCCGTGCCGAAGCCCGCCTGCTGCACCCGGACGGTCTTTCGCCCGATTGCGTTGATGTCAACCGGGCTGGACGGGTCAAAAATCTGCGCCCGTCCTTTCGGCTGGCTGTTGTCGGAGAGCGCGTCCCCGATCACGATGTAGTCGTTGTAGACCTCCGTGTTCTTCACGGTGTACGCCATGCCGAGCAGTTCGGTTTCCGCCATGGAAAATTCCCACAGCACCGGCTTGTCGGCATCCAGAAGGTCGTCCTGCGACGGCTCGATGCGCAGCGCCCCGGTCTCGTCATAGCCAACCCAGCCGTTTATCATGGCCGCCAGACCTTCCACGACGTTCCAGATCGTGCCTCCGGTTCCTTCCACGGTCATCGTGTACGGCGTGACCGCCATGCTCACCGTGGAGCCGTCCGGCAGTTCCTGCGTCCTGCTGTTGAAGTATTCCGTAAAGATCGGCGCGATGCGGTCAACCGGCCTTCCGTTGCCCTTGTCCTCTGCGAGAAGCGCGGCGATAGGCTCAAAGATGTTCGTGCCGACCTCCACCTGGTAGGTTCCGTCCAGATTGCCGCCCAGCCCGCCGTCCAGCGCCGCCGCCTTGTCCACCAGGTTGTAGGTGACGGTACGCTGTACCGGCTGCACGTTCTCCGTCGGCGTCTCGATCAGGAAAACGCCCTGCTGGATATAGAAGTCCGTCCCGTCCGAGAGCACAAGGCCCTCGTCAAGCGCGATCTCCTGCCCGAACCATACCGTGTTGAAATTGTAGTCATACGCCCCGTCCACGTTGGAGAGCGTGACGGTGGCGCTCGTCCGCCGTCCGTTCTGCCAGTTGTGCGTGATCGTGCCGTCGGAGATAAATGCCCCGACCCGCGCTCCGGTCGGTCTGTTGTCCAGCATGAAAGCCGTGGAACCGTCCGGCTGGAGGAACCGCAGGCGGCAGAGTTTCTGGAACGGTCTGCGGAGCATATTCAGATAGTCCAGATACTTCTCGTTTTCCGTCATGTGCCGACAACGTGGACGTTGATCCACCCCTCCGGGACGTGGAGGGTCGTGCCCTCCACATAGATTTCCTGCGTTCCGGTCAGTTTCATGCCGCGTGCATAGGCCGTTTCGCCCAGTTTGATGTCATTGGGAACCGCCGTTGCGTCTGCGGTGTTGACAAGGTTGCTGTTATTGTCCATCGCGCACCATCCCTTCCGGCATAATAAGCGTCGTGCCGGAGACGACCGGCACCGCCGAGCCGATGATCTTTCCGTCCGGGCCGTAGGCGGTCTTTTCCATCCGCAGGTTGGCGTCGCCTGCCGTCGCGTCCGAAGTGTCCACATAAAACTGCGGCACGCTTTCGCCCTCCGGCTCCTGCACGCCCGCGTAGACCGCAGAATAAAGGCTCACGCCGTCCGCCGGGCCGACTTCTACCCACGGCAGCGTCATGGTCTGCGCCTGCTGTCTCGTCGCGTCCATCGTCTGCATGGAGATCGCGCCGCCGACTTTCACGCGGAATAGGTCCCCCTTCCGGTCTTTGAGGAAAAGCGGGTTCTGACTCACGGAGAGCGCGTAGATCGCGTCCCGAAGTTCGATGGTGTCCTCGTATCTCGGCTGGCCGTCCGAGTGGTCTACCGCGCCGATCAGCCCCGCCAGCGTACTGCTTCGGTAGTTCTGCGGCGCGAGCTGGATTTTCGGGTACGGCGTGAAGTTCTGGAGGATGTTCGGCGCGTTGTTGTTTCCCATCGCGCCGGTCTCGATGTTCAGCCGGAACCGATAGGCCGCAAGGACGGTGAAGATGTTGTCGTCAGCCGTTTCCTCGCACTCCAGAAGTGTCCAGTTCCACCAGCACGGCATAACAGTTCCGCTCGCCAGCGGGGAGGCGATGTAGGTCTGACTGCCGACCGGGAAAAGGTAGTAGGTGTACGGCCCCTGCTGGCTCAACGCCCCGTAGTCGTAGACCTTTTCCGTCGCCACGTCGGTTTCCGCAACCTTGACAAGCCGCCCTTCGCTCCCTTGCCTGCGGTAGAGCGCGTAGCCTTGCAGCGTGTCTCCGCCGAGATCGAGCGTACCGGCGTTCAGCCCGTCGTCCCAATCGGCCAGCATATAGTCCGCGTCGTTCAGTCCGGGAGTGTACGTCCCGTCGGTAATGGCCTGCTCAATGGTCTGTGCGCTGGCCGTTCCGGAGATTGCCTCGATGAAATTGCAGATTTGATAGCCGCCGACAGACAGGGACGTAATTGCCCCCTGTGTATAAATTGGCGACAGCGTATATGTGTTCACGACGCTCGACGTGTCCGCAGCGGGATAACGGCTTGCAGCCGGGTAAAGAGTTTCGGAAGGGTAAAGGCCGCCGCCCGTGTGCTCGCTGCGAAGGTACAGTCCCGTTGGCGTCAGCACCGCGGTGACGAGCGGCGTGTTGATGATCCCGCTCTGCTGAACCAGCGTCGTTCCGCCTTTTGCAAGGACAACGGACTGCTCCGCGGCGTTGTAGGACAGCGTAACGTCTCCGCCAGACTGGCCGACGGTGAATATATCCGCGTTTGTGCTTCCGAGCGTTCCCTTCCAAACGATGCTCCACGGTGCGGCAAAGTTCATGGCCCCGGAACCGCTCTGGCTCCACGAGACGGAAGCACCGTCTTGGAGCGTCAGCGTGTTGTCCGCGTTGACCTGATACGCTCCCGTCCCCACTCCGGGGATATAGCCGATACCGGCCCATTGGACGAGAACCGCGTCCGTTCCGCCGACACATCCGGCGGTCACAGCGCCCGTGGTGGGCGCCAGCGTGTACTCCGCCGTGAAGTTCACCCATCCGGTGTCTGCCTCCACGCCGTTCTCGGTCTGGAGCGTCAGCCGGACGGCGTACTGCGTTTCGGGGAAGAAACCGTCATAGTAGCAGGAAATGTCCATTGTCCCGCTGATGTTTCCGCTGTCGTAAAGGACTTCCGCCTGGTCTGCTCCGGCGGCGATCTGCCAGCGGAACCAGTTCAGCACGTCCCCCTGCGCCTGCGAGTAGTTCCCGGTAAACGTCCAGTACCGCGTCCCGATTACGCCGCCCGTCCCGATGGTCGAAATGCTGACCGTCGGTGCCGAGCGCGTCCGGAATACGCTTGCGGAGGACTGCGCTACGCTTTGCGACGCGCTCCACCATTGTGTGATCGCCAGCTTGTACTCGTTCCCGTTGGTGATACCGGCAGAGGACAGCGCCGACGCTGGGATGGTGTAGGAAAACACCTGCGTTTCGCCCCGGCTGTTCACGCCGTAGGCCGGACAGCCGTCTGTCAGCGGCCCGGTGGTGTAGACCTGCGTGCTGGCGCTGTCGTTCTGATAAATCGTGATCTGGAATTGCGTCATGGCGGACGCGCCGCTGATGTGCCAGGAGACGGTCATGCCCTGCGTCGCGTCCACCGTGCCGAGTCCGAGACCGGACCGCACGTCCGGGATCACATATACGGGCTGGTATAGTGCCATTTTCTCGCCTCCTCGTCAGTTGTTCGCAAGGGACAGGGTTCTCGCCATCTGCGCGAGATCGTAAACGCTCATGCCCCTTGCCTGGTTCTCCGTAAGGGAGATGCTGCCAAACTGATACACGTCCCCGTTGTTCTGCGTTCCGATGGAGTTCCCTGCGGAGCCGCCGAGCGGGGAGAAGGTTCTGGCCGCCGCCGTCACGATGCCAAGGTGGGAGAGCAGGGCGTCAAACGCGCCGCTCTTTTCTGCTTCCAGCAGCCCCGCCGTCATGCTGGGCGGCAGGATCATCTCGTCGCGCCGCGTGGCTTTCAGCCCGCCGCGCCCCCGCAGGATGCCGCCGGTGTCGTAAATGCGGTTGCCGTTGGCGTCGTACCAGACGCCTTCTTGCTCGTTCCGGTGCCAGCCCTGCGACGTTCCGAGCCGCAGGTTCTCCGCTTCGAGGTCGGCCCGTTCTGCCGCGCTCGCGTTGTACCACGCCGCGCTGTTGGCTTTCATCTTCGCAAGGACCGTGGACTCGCCCGCGCTCAAAAAAGCCGAGGCAAGCCCTCCTGCAAGCCCACCGAGGCCAGCAGACTTTGCCGCCGTGGTGAACCACTCCAGCGCGTTGAGGAAAGAAACCGTCCCGTCGTTGATTGCGCTCGCAAAATTCTTCACAGAGTCCCGCAGGGCGTCGTAGCCGCTCTGCACGCTCTTGATCTGTGCGTCCAGCGCGTCAATCTCCCGGTCGGTGTAGTAGTCCGCAAGCGCCTTTTGCGCCGCGGCGAGATTTTCTTCCGCCTGCGCCACGGCCTGCGCATCGGCCACCCACTCCCATTGACCGGTTCTGGCGTTGTACTGCCGGATCGTGCGCTCATTCTGTGCGTTGGCAAGGGCTGCCCTCGCTTCTTCCACCGCAAGGAGCCGTTCTTCTTCGGTTCTCGCGTCCTCGATGGCGTCCCGCTGTGCTTTCAGCAGGTCGAGCTGATCTTGCAGCGGGCCGACGGCGGCTTCCTCCTGCGCGTCAAGGAAGGCGTTTGCTTCATCGTTGGCGGCTTCCAGCGCGTCTTTCAGCCGGTCAAGGGTGTCGTCCGCGTCCTCCAGCGCCTTGTTGATCTTGTTCTGCCACGTCCACCACTCCGTAGAGAGGGAAAGGATGTCCTTCTCGTCCGCGCCGATGGAGCGCATATACTCCGCTTGGTTGTGGAGGGCGTCCTGGATTTCCCGCATCTTGGCAACGCGGTCTCGCACGTCCGCCCCGGACTCGTCCAGATAGGACTCCTGCTGTTTCAGGAACGATACGGCGTATTTCAGTTCCTCCAGCCGCGCGTCCGTTGCGCTGGAGGCGGAGGAGCCGCCGGAGCCGGACTTCCCGCTGCTCCTGCTCGTCCAGCCGGAGCCTTTGAAAGAGACGCCGTTGATAAGTTGCTGTACCTCGGAGGAATAGGACGCAACGTCGTTGTATAGCTGTTCGCGGTATTCCTCCGTCAGCCCCGCTTCTGTGCCGAGGTTCTGCACGGCAGACCAGAAAAGCATCCACCCGGACGCCGCAAGCCCAGCCTTTTTGCCGGACAGAAGCGCGGCTTCTGCCGCGTCTGCCACGGCGGTTGCGGCGTTTTGAGAGGCGGTTTGCGCGTTGCCGGTCTGCTCTGTCAGCAGTTCCTGCGCCCGTTCTGCCGCGTATGCCGCGATTGCCTCCGCACCCAACCGCTCGATCAGAACCTTTTTCCCGGCAATCAGGTTTTCAACCGCGTCGGAGTTCAGGTCGAGTTGTCCGCTCTCGTCAAAGAGCACGTCGAGATACTCTTTGTCCAGCGCAAGGAGCGCCTGCACGGTGTCAACGGAAAGATCGCCGTACTCCGCGTATTCTTCCTGCGCGGCGGAGATTGTTTTCAGGGCGCTCTGGAGCTGGTCGATCTGGTCGTTGTACTCGGAGAACGCGGTTTTCGCCGCTTCGACCTGCTCCGCAAGAGCCTCCGTTGCAGACTTTACCCCCTCGGTGGCCTCGGTCGTTTCTTCTGCGGTCTTGCTGAACCTGCCAACATCTCTTTCTGCGCGCAGACTTATTCCTGGTATTCCGCCTGCTGGCGTAAGGTCATTTGGGGACACGCCGCGGAACCCGTATTTGTCTGCCGCGGCTATTTTTTCAAGGTTTTTTGCAACTTGCTCGGAAGGCTTGTCCGCTTTCTCCAGTTCTTCTCGGACGCTCTTTATAAGGGTGACGATCCCCGCAACCGCTGCGACGGCCGCAGTGACCACCACAAATGGGCTTGCGTTCCAAACAGCAGTAAAGAGGCCCGTTGCGGTTGTTGCTCCGCCAATCGCCGTCATTAGCGTGCTGATTGCGGTACCTATGGTACCCACGCCGGTAGCGATTTTGACGCCGTTTGTTGCAAGAAGCGTCAGCAGACCGGAAATTGCCAACACCTTTACGGTCGTTTGCCCGCCCTCGGTGTCAAGGGAGCTTATCAGGTTTGTAACGGAGTCAAGCGCATCCTTTACGTCCCTTGTGTCAATAAGGTTCTGCACGAACTCCGCCCAGGTGTTTTTCAGGATTTCGGTTTTGCTCTCCCACGAGTCGAGGGCGTTTTCAACTTCCTTGTCCGCGCTGCCGATTGCGTTTGCATAATCGGTCAGCATGGACTGGTACATATCCCAATTCTGGATCAGCGCAAGGAGCTGCGACGTGCGGAGCTTGCCGCCGATGTCGCTGACCATCTCCATGAGCTGCTGTTCAGTCAGCAGCCCGTCCTGCATGGCTTTCGCCAAGCCGCCGATGGCTTCCATCGGGTCGATGATGCTCTTGGTTGCTTCTGCTGCCTCGTATGCTTCGGGGGAATACTGCCGGATAACGTCGCGCAGACCGGCAATCTCGCCGGTCGTCCACGTTACGCCTTCTTCGATCTCGGTCTTGGTATCACCGACGATGTTCAGCATGAGGGCGCGGAGAGCACGGGCTGCTTCGCTGCCGCTTCTCTGCGTCACAGCGGTGATGGTGCCGACCGCCGCAGCCAGTTCGTCTACGCCGACGTGCATCTGCGCGGCGACGGGCGCGACAATACCCATGCCTTCCGCGATCTTTTCGATGCTCGTCGCGTACTTGTTGTCCAGTTCGTTGGCACCGTCCAACACTTTGGACAGTTCCTCGATGCTGCCCTTATACTTGTACGCCGCGTCAACGGAAAGGAGGAACTGGTTTGCCGTCTCTGCCGTGGTATCGCCAACGATCTGCGTCTTGGTGGAAAGTTCGGCCAGCGCCGCGCTCTGCTCACGATACCCCGCACGGGAGAAGGCCGCTACGCTTTCCAGATAATCTGCCGCGCCAACACCGTATGCGCTGGCCGTCTCAAACGCCTGATCTCGTATTTCGTTGATCTGGCTGTCAGAGAACCCCGTGACCTTGCGGATGGTTACGAGTTCGCTGTCAACCTCTTTCAGCGTCTGAACCGCGTCCGTCACGCCGCGGATCATGGCGGCGACGCCAGCGTTGATTACCTGCCACGCGATGATCTTGGAGATGATCCGGTCGAGACTGTCTCCAAGGAGGCTGTTCTTCTTTGCCGCCAGTTCCGCGCTATCAGACTGTTTTTTGAGTTGGTTTGCGTAATCTATGGTTTCTAACTTGACTTCTTCAACCTTGTTGCCGAACTCGTCGTATTTTTGCGTAAGTTTGATTTGGCGGTCCGTTTGGTTGGAATAGGTGCTGGACAGTTCTTTGGTAATGTCGTTTACCTGTTTCTCCTGCTCGCGCACCAGTTTCAGTCCCGACACAATTTGAGCGGTGGACTTTTCTGTTTTCTGCGCCGCCTGCTGAACCTGTGCAGAAAAGCCATTATTGCCGTTTGTGCCGCCGCCGAGGGCCTTCGCCGCTTCGTTGATCTTTGCGGTCGCCGCTTCTACGCCCTTGGCGTCAACGCCAATCTTTACGTTGACGTTCTCAATGCTCTTTAGGTCGGTTTTGACTTTCTGGATTACGGTATCAATGCTGTTCGGCTGCCCCGCAGTATTTCCGAGGATATTCAGCGTAATCTGCGCCATTGTTCCACCTCTTTACAAAAGCGGCGCACAGGCCGCGTCAATAGGTTCCGTCTTTCCCTTCCCGCGTTACGCCCTCCGGCACAACTTCAACCCCTGCCAGAGCCATAGCGTTTGTGAAGAACTCGTCAAGTCTGCCCTCGTCAACCATTTCGTTCACGAAGTTCTGCCAAAACGGTCTTTCCGGGATAGTTCGCTCTTGGGACTCGTATTTATACGGTGGGTTCTTCTTCTCAATTCTTCCGATCAGCGCGTTTCCGTCTTGATCGCTCCACGCCTTTACCTTGTGGGTTCCGCTCGGACTGTAATCAAGCGTGACGTGTCTGCCGTCCGCATAGGCTGTTGCGTTGCCTCCGCTTCCCCAAATATCGGAAACGTCATTCAGCGGGGTCCCAAGGCTGTTGTCGTCTTTTCTCCGCTTATAAACGCGCGGCTTCTTGTACGCCCCGTACACGTCCGTATCTATGTGCTTTTTTAGGGCCGCGGCCATATCTGCCCCAACCTCTCGCAGGGCTTTTTCCAAAGCCGGGTTCACCGTTCCTTTCAGAAACGCCTTTACATCCTCGTCCAGCGTTTCCGCGCCCGTAACGGTGAAGTTCAGTTCGATGTCTGCCATGGTTTCGCCCCCTCTCATACACCAAGCGGCAAGACGCACTTGCCGCCTCGTGTACGCCCCCATCCCGAAAAGGGGATGGGGGCTTTTGGTTTACGCGCTGGTGACTTCGACGTTCACAAAGTCGGTGAAGGTCTCGCCGTCAACCGTGTAGGTGACGGTCACTTCGGTGCTGCCAGCGGCGACGCCGGTAAGGACGCCGGTGTTTGCGCCGACGGTAGCGGTTCCGGTCGCGCTGGAGGAGTAGGAGAAGTCGCTGGCCGGGACGCTCCGTGCCAGTCTGCCGTTCACGACGACGGCGGGCTGCATCTGGACGGAAGCGCCGGTCACGACGGAGATCACGCCGCCCAGGGCCGCCACGATGCCCTCGATGCCGGTGGTGGTGTCGCAGGGAACGTAGACGTAGTAGGCCAGAGTGTTGCCAGCCCCGGTGCAGTCGTCGCACCCGGCGGAAATGGTCTCCGCGTCGTAAGCGATGGCCTGACCCGTGAGGCTGGTGGTGTCGTTGTTAGTCTGGTCTCCGACAACGCCGCCGTCAGCGCCGAGTTTCAGGCTGGGGATGATGGCGTACAAGGTGCCCTCGCGGGTGCCCTCGTTGGCCGCGCCGCCCGCGTTGGAGTAAACGGCCATCGCGGACATGAAGTAGCCCACAAAGGGGTCCATGGCGGTGGTGATGGTGGCGACCTCGGCGTTGGCGCGGGTCACAAAGTAAGTGACCTTGTACTGCGTGCCGGTGGTAGCGGCAAAGCCGGAGATCACGCCAGCCGCGCTGATGGCGTAAGCAGCGCCGTCAGTACCAATGGGAGACTCCGCGCCGACCTCCTGTACCCAGCAGATCGGGCTTGCCATGCCGAGAGCAGCGACGGGAGCGCCGCCGGTCACGGGGACGGTCAGGCTCGTGCCGGTGGCGGTCACGGTCTGGCAGGTCATCACGGGAGCGCCGAAGGTGCGGGCCGCGCCGACCTGCATGGCCTTCGCAGCGAGGGAGAAGTCCGCGGCAACGAAGTTGACGTTGACCGCCGCATCGGAGGGCAGCATGGCGGCGATGCCGTTGCCAAGGCCCGCACGGATTTCGCCCATGGTCACGCTGGTCTGATAGTTGGCGGTCTGGAACTTGTCGCTGTAATAGCGAATGTCGCCGGTCGCCTTGTCGATCAGAATGGCCTCGGAAGTGCCTTTGAGGTAGAGCTTCTTGTCGGTAAATCTAATCAAGGTTTTTCAGTCCTTTCTGAAAATTTTAGGATGTCTGCTGTCCGGCGTTGGCGACGGCGCGTTCTCCGGCCCCGCCCGCAAAATCGCGCAGGGCCATGTGTGCGCCGAAGCCGCCGCTTTCGATGCGGTCGAAGAAGGGGTGCGGGACGGGGTTTCCGCCCTTCCAGGTGGTGCCGTTCACTTGCCCGAAGCCGCAAACGAGGTAGTCGAGCATACGCTTGTACGCCGTCTGCCGCCGTTGCAGTTTCAGAATGGGCCACTCCTCAATGTCCGCCTCGTCGTTTCCGGACAGCGCGGAGATGGCGGAAACAAGGTCGTCAACATTGGCGTTCAGGGAGACGCCGGACTGCTCCGCAAGGTCTTTTTCAGCCTGCACCAAGTCCGGGTCCGCCATGTCGCTTTCCAGTTTTACGCCGTTCTGTGCCGCGATGATTGGCCGCACCTTCTGGAACGTCAGCGGCGTGATTTCTTTTGTCTCGCCGCCGACCGCGTATTCAAGGCGCAGCAGGGTTTCCGGCTTCTCCCGGTCTACCGCCACACGGAACTGCCTCATGCGCTCCGCCGGGTCAAGCCCTTCCCCAAGCCGCAGAGAAAGGGCAATCGCCAGAAGTGCGCGGGAAAACAGTCCCGTCGGCATCTGACCGGAAGTAACCGCCTCGTAGTCCATCTGATAGAGCGCCGTAAGAAGGGGGACTCGCATCAATCGCACAGGGAACGACTGCTGCAATACCTCCAGCGCAGGCCGCGCCATCAGAAAAGTGTCGTACTCCTTTACGAGTACCGGGTACAGGGTCAGCCCGTCCGTATCTATCGGTTCGTATTTCCGGACGGCGCTTTTTATGTGCATCGGAAGTTCGGTCAATGTAATTTATCTCCTTCCGTTGACGCGGGGTTCAGAATGGGCGGATCAGTTCTCCGCCGCCCTCCGCCCATGCGATGCTGCAATTCACGCGGCGGCCAAGGTTCGTCACTTCGTCGTAAAGTTCCTCGGAGCCGTTGTAAACGTGGTCTTGCCGCGCAAAACTCACGGTGCCGATCCCGGCGAGGTTCACGCCGTCCAGCGCCTCATGCAGGCATTGTTCGATGTCAAAGGCCCGCTGATAGGCGTCCGTCCGGGTGTTGGTCTCGAAGTTGACGTTTACCCATATCTCAAACGTGACGCCGATGGTCGTCACGAATTTCTGTGCCTCAAAGACGCGCCCGATGTAGCATTTCAGCAGCGTCTGCGCTTCCAGTTGGCTTTGCCCCACCATGCGCTGCCAGTAGAGCCGGTAGCCCTGCGGGTGCGCCGCTTTCAGTTCGTCGGTATTGATGTCCGGGTGATCCGGGTCAAAGAGCATGGAGCGTTTTTGCGCCGGTGTCGGCAGGGGATTGTCCAGCGGTCTCACCCCGTCGTACCACATGTACTTGTTGAACCGGCACCGCGGGTAATCGTTGTCGTCCGGCGGCACATAGCCAAGCGCGTCCGGCAGGTCGAGAAGGTACATCAGCAGTTGGTGCGGTATCTGCTCCGCCCCTCGCAGCGTGTTCGCCGCCTTGATGTCCTTCTTGTAGGGGTAATAGGGCGATCTGAAATCAACCGGGCTGTTCGCCATTGTTGGCCCTTCCTTCCTGATATTCCCGGAGCGCCTGGAGAACTTCCGGGAGCTGCTTTGCTTGAAGCGCGGCGATTTGCTGCTGGCGAAGCACGGTGTCGTTCTGAACGGTCAGCAGGCTCCCGATCTGCGTTGAGAACCACTTTTCGAGGTCTTTGTAGTCGAAAAGCAAGTCATAGCACTTGTCGCGCAGTTCTCTGTCCGCCTTCATGCGCTCGATCTGGTTCATCACATGGCTTCCGGCCCAGCGGTCGTAGTCCGCCTCGGTCATCAGCCACTCGTTGTCCGGCTCTCCGACAATCTCCGGCACGCCGAAGTACATCTTCGCCAGCGCCGCCATCAGATACCGGCTTTTAAGCCCGGTGTTCACCTGATACATCGGCGGCATCGCCTCGCCGTCTGCCTCGATAGCCAGTTTGTCGAAGCATTTGACCGCGTTCTCCGCGACCCACGCTTCCTTCTCCGCCAGCGAGACGTAATCCCGTGCGGCGGTCATCATGTCGCGCGTAATAATGATCTTTTCCACGTTTTTAACTCCTTTCGGTATCTCCGTGGCCCGTTATCGGTTGGTTATTTCTGCTCGTTCTCCCAGCGTTTGTACTCGATCTGGAGCAGCGCGCCCAGGAACGTGTCAACCGCCGTGATGGTGCCGACGATCTCCGCGATGTGCGGCCAGCCCCACAGCTTTCCGACGGAGGCGTAGAGCGCCGCGCAGGCGGGCAGGACAATCCGCTGGCCGTACTTCAAAAAGTCATAAACATTTTCGCTCATGGTCTGTTTTCTCCTTTCGATGTGTCAAAAAAGGTGTGTTTTTGACAAATACCAACAGCTCAATCCGCGCCCAGCAGAGCGCACCACGTTTTCGCGCCGCACACGCCGTCGGCGGTCAGCGCATGATCCCGCTGATACTCAATCAGCGCCGCCTCGGTCAGCGAGCCGAAGTCTCCGTCAGCCTTGCCAGCCGCATAGCCCATAGCCACAAGCAGCCGCTGGACTTGCCGCACCTGCTGGCCCTTGGAGCCTTTGCGGAGCACGTCGAGTGTAACCGTCACTTTTCCGTCCTCCTCCTGTTTCTCGGCCTCATAGGGCCGGATATACGCCGTGACCTTGCTCTTGGAGCGATACCGCTGATACACGCCCCCACCGTTGTCCTGTGAGCCGATGATCGTTGGGCTTGTGTTGCCCTCAATCGTGATGATGTACGACTTGGACAGTCCCGCGACGATCCCGGTGTGCCCCCAGTTGAAGATCACGATGTCCCCGATCTCTGGATCAGCGTGTACCTGGTCGGGCCGGTTGCGCTTGTACCAGTTGAGCAGAGACGAGCAGGAGGCGGTCTTGTACGGGAGCGTCTGCCCGGCATGGGCGAAGCACCATTGGACAAAGATCATGCACCACGCCACGCCGTTCCAGCCGTACCACTCGCCGTACTGCTGTTTGTTGCTCCGGGCGGGCTTCTCCACCGTGCCGATCTGCGACCGTGCAAGGTCAATAACGCGCTCTTGCGCCGTCATGTCAGCCCACCTTCCTCTCCAAATCCTCGATCCGGTGGTTGGCCACCTTGATCTGCTCCTCGATCACGGGGACGCGGCGGGCGAAGTTGTTGTGCTCCCGCACCTCCCGCGTCAGCTCGTCGATCTTGGTGTCCGTCACGGCCTGTGCCTTTTCCAACCGGGCGTCCTCCAGCGCGGATTGCTTTTCAAAATCCTTGCTGATCTTCCGGGATTGGAGGATAGCTGTGACGATCACTCCGGCCAGCGACAAAAGCCCGACGATTACTGCGTCACTCACGCGCCCGCCCCCCTTATCTCGCTGATGGCGTGGACAAGGCTCTCATAGCCGTCCACGGTAACGTCTCCAGCGTCACACCACACGTTGCTGATACCACCCAGCGCGGGGACGACAACCGTCGGCGCGGCGTAGGAAACGGATTGCTCCAGCGGATAGACCACTTGTACCGGGTTGTCTGCAAGCCACGCTTTCCAGTCATCCACGCTCGTAATCGTCGAGTCTGCCCGGAAAAACAGGTTTCCGTTAGACGCATAAAACGTCTGCCAAACGCCGATGCTGCTCAATCCGGTGGTTTCTTCCGCAAACAAATTGCTGATAATGTCTCCTTCGACCTTGGTGGAGGTTAGGCGCCGATAAAAGGTGTTTGCGTAAGAGCCGGACGCAGACCACGTTTCGGAGCCGTCGTAAGTGACCAACGCGCGGTCAACCGTCAACGCCCCGGTCTTGGTGTTATACGCCCCGCCGTAGACCGTCCCGGCCTCCGTGCTGATTGTCACGGGGTAGATGCTACCGGCGTACTGCTCGTAAGCGGCGTTTGTGTCGCTTGCGAGACGGACCATCGGGAAGAACGTCAGATTGTCTGCTGTCGCGCCGCTGGCAACGGAGATTTGAATTTGCAGGGCGTCTCCGTCTTGCACGGTGAAGGTGACGCCACTTCCGGTATCTGTCCCAAGCGCCACGAGAGACCCGTTACGGGTGCATTGTGCGCGCATCCAGAACGTCGTGGTGCTTCCTCCTGCCGGGCATCCGGAGAGGACGTAACTACCAGCAGGAAGCCTTCTTGCGAGGTTCCCGGTTGCCGCCCGGCTCCAAAGAAGATAGGCGGAAGTGCTTCCTTCTGCCGCCGTGGAAGTTCCGTTCACGCCGATAGACCCATCAGAGTTCTTCGTGAATGTCACGCCGCTGATTTCGGAACTCTCTTGGGACTGAATGTTGTCCAAAAGGTTGCGCCCCGCCGTGTAAATCCGGATGGCGCTCCAGCCTGTAATCGGGCGCACATTTGTGGGGGAAGGATCTCCCGTTCCGCTTTGCGCGGGTTCCACGCCTACCGTCACGTCAAGATTGCTCCCAGGCTGAAAATAGCCGCTCGCAATAGCGCCGGACGCTTCAAGCGGCGGACAGAGTGCCGCAACGATGTCGCCGTAGCCAGATGGCATATAGCCGATTTCATAGCCGTCCGGGGCAACGTCCGCGATCTCGTTCTGCACAAAAGCGGTCGTGGCGATCTGCGTGGTGTTCGTTCCAGCCGCAGCGGTCGGCGCGGTCGGAGTCCCCGTCAGGGCAGGGGAGGCCAGTGGCGCCTTTGTCGAAAGGGCCGTGTAGGCTCCACCGCTCGTCAGAGCGTTGCCGCTCCCCGAAGTCGGGGTGCTGTCCAGCCTGACGCGCCCGTTTGTGGTGGTGGAAGCCGTGGCCGCACCCTCGATCACGTAATTTGCGCCGTCATAGACGATGGTAAGCAGTTCTCCGGCGGCCCAAGTCCCGGACGCGGCGGCCACGCTGGTGCTTCCAGCCGTGACCACAAGGGGAATCGCCCCTGTTTCGTTTACGTTCAGCGTCGGGTTCGCCGCTGTGTTGCCGTAAAGGAATTTGATCTCCACTCTCGCTCCGGTTACAAGGGAAAAGCCGTCCACCCCGACGGTTTTCGCCGCAGTAGCGGCAGAGGTAGAGCAGACGGAGTAGTGGGAGATGTCACCGTTTCCGTCAAACGACACCCCGTCGATGTTCGCCGGGGATGCGATGGATTGTGCTACGAGGTCGTATGTGGTTTCGCCAACCTCGATCTGGTCGATTTGCGCCATTTAGTTTCGCCGCCCTTCCTGTTGTCTCAAAATGCACTTCTCGGCGTTGCCGTCCGCCTCGTATCGCCCGGTTCTCCGGCACAAATACTGGTGTGCGCAAAAATCCCATTTGCCGCCGCGCCTTGCCTGTATCTCACAATGGATTTCATCCTTCCCCGGCCTTCTTCCGGCGTAGGGACAGGAAAACGTCTCTTGTCTCACGTCAGATGCCCTCCAGCCGGATGTCTGCGCTCACGGAGTAGCCGCCGTATGCCGCCGTAACGGTCAGCGGTGTGGCGCTGTACCCGTAGCAGGTGATCGTCACGCTCTGCCCGGTTTCGGACGCCGTGTATGTGCGCTCGTCTGCGCCCGCAAAAGACCACTCCAGGGCTTCCTCGGTGCGCTCTCCGCCCTCAAAGTACGCCGCGCTGATTACCACGCTCTCCCCGTAGGAAAGAGTCGCAGGAAGCGTTGTGGTGAACTCTACGCCGTTTTCAGCCTCGGTGACTTCCACGGCCACGGACGCGGCCTTCGTCGCGTTCTGCGCGAGCGTGGCGGTTATCACGGCGGTTCCTGCTTCAATGGCGGTCACGTTCCCGTCCCCGTCAACGGTCGCAACGCTCTCGTCGCTGCTCGTCCAGACGTAGGAGATCGGGTTCTCGTCAGTGCTGGTCACGGTCTCGTTGTTGCGGGAGGATGTCGCGGTGAATTGTCCGCTTGTCCCAGCCCGCAGCGTGCTTGGTCCGATCACGTTCACGTCCCACGAGAAGGCTTTTCCGCCCGCAACGTGGTTCTCGCGGTCGTCGATCACGTCGTTGGGTTCCTCGTACCGAACCGCGAAGCGAAGGAGCCGCACGGCCCCGTAATCGCCCGTGAACTCCTGCTCAAAGTCCGTGAACCCGGTCACGCGGTAGGCTCCGGAGCCGAGTATCATGCGCGTGTTGGTGTTGATCTGCGCCGTCTCGCTGTTATATTGACAGGTGACGTTGAAATAGCCCTTGGTGATATACATTCCCTGCTGGGCGTCGCTGTCGCTGGCGTTAGCCCGGAAGTTCTCCACCACGATAGGCTCGCTCACCACGTTGCCGTAGTAGTCCAGATGGTTCCATACGGAGTTGCAGCGCCTTGCAACGCTCATTCCATCTGCTCCGGAGATGTTGATCGGGTTCACGGCCAGCCATGTGGACCCCATCGTGATGATCTTCGACCCCGGCACGACGTACTCGATGTCCCTGTCTGCAAAGAGGATCATCTTGTAGTCGTCGAAGTCGCGCTGAATTGCGGCGGTGGGACGTACCACGTCGGCAAACCGCAGCATCCGCGTCTGCCACTCGTAAGGAGCGGCTTCGTCAAGGCCCTGCACTTCGGCGGAAACGTAATCGCTGGAATATTTGGCATACATCTGCGTAAACGTCTGCGTCTCGGAGGAGAAATACTGTTTTTGCCGCTGTGCGTACCGGCTGGGCACGTTGGTCGCAAAATCAGAAAGGACGCTGCCCGCCAGTCTCGCGTTTTGCAGCGATTTCTGAATACTCATGCAGCGTCCTCTCCTTTCTGTTTTATACGAGTGTCACCGCGCTGGCCCGGTTCTTCACCGCCGCCGTGTATGCGCAAAGTTGCTCGTAGGCCCGCAGCTCGTCGTTGAAGGACGTTCTGTTGCGGTGCTTTTTGATGTTGCTCTGGTTCAGGTAGTTCGCTTCGTTCACGGTCGTGAAGGAACTGTCGTGGATTTTGGGCGTCTGATCGAGCCAGTCGTTGTCAAACTGCTCGTACCACACTTCCACCACGGCAAGGGCGAAAAGCCGCTCCTGGAACGCCGTGAGGTCCGGTAAAGACCCGTCCGTGTAGAAGTCGATGTCATATTCCAGCCCTGCGGCGTCCTGCTCCGGGAACGTGACCGTGCCGGTCTCCGCGTCGTACTCCACGGCGTAGGGAGAGAGAAGCACCGTTCCGTTTGGTTGGACCGTCCGAAGTACGCAGGAGCACAGTTCGTAGCCGATCATGCCGGTATCTACTTCCGTGCTCGCCGCCGTGCTTTCCGTGGTGCTGACCCACTCAAAGCTGTCGTACTGCGGCTCCGTCATGCCGGTTGTGAGATGCGCCAGCAGTTCCGGCGGCTTGTTCAGCATCGGGAGCGCAACGGGGATCATCTGGCTCTTGGCCCGGTAAAACAGGGCAGGGGACGTGGCAAGGTCCTCGTCCCATCTGATGTCTTTCAGCAGCACCTTCGCCGCCCCGATGATTTCCGCCCAAGTCGTTGCCAAAAAAATCCCCTCCCTGTACGACGCCTCAATCTTTTGCTCGGCTGTTTCCCGCCGGGGAAAGCCCGCCTCGCTCTCAACGCGCCGCAAGCCCGCCCTTTATTTAGTCCAGATCGGCCCGGTTCATGGCCTCAATGATGTCCGCAAAGTCGCCGTCCTTGCTGCCGAGCTGTTTGCTCATGCGGTTCAGCTCCACGACAATCTCGCGCGTCACATACTGGCTCCGGTTGGCGTAAGCCTCGTGATACCGCTTCGCTACCATCTCCCGGTGCCCCTTGCAGAGTTTCGGGTAGATTTCCAGGATGCCGTTTCCGAGTTCCACCATGCGGGCAAACGCCTTCTTATCCAGCAGTTCGCCGTCGTGATAATTCACGCCGTAAGCCTCGCGCTCGTCGTCCGTAAGGCCGTCCACGGCGATGATCCACCGCTTTTGCAAGAGAAGCCTAAACATGGCGTCCATCACGCGGGAAAGATCGGATTTCGGGACGAAGAAGCTGCCCGTCTTGCCGACGATGCGCCCGTACATCCCCTGCGGGCCTACCTCGTAGATGTTCTCGTCGGAGACCTCCGCTTGGAAAAGGAACTGAACCTTTTCGGTGTCGGTCGCCACTTGAATGATCTGCGGTTGCTGTGCTTTTGCGGAAGCCCTCGCCTCCGCGACGGCCTTGTCGATCATCGCCTGCACTTCGGCTTCGTCGAAAAGTTTCACGCCGGTCGCTTCCGCCGCCTTTTCCTCGGTGATGACCTCCGGGGCTTTCTTCTCGGCGGTTTTCTTTTCCGCGGCGGGCTTCTTCGCTGTGCTCTTGGTAGTCGTCTTTTTCTTCGTTTCAGCCATTTTTACACTCCTTTCGGTATCTTGGCCTTTTCGCGTTCCCCGCCCGCCGGTGCTGCCCCGGCGCATGGAACTGTCTGCGGGATGTGGGGGCGCCGAAGCGCCCCCTTGAAAGGGTGTTAGACGGTAAGGTGTGCGATCTTGCTGGCAAAGACAGCCGCGCTATCAAGCGCGATGGTCATGTTGAAGATCAGCTCGAAGGAAGCGGTGCGCTCCGGCTCGATCTCAATGGAGATCGGGGTGTCACGATTGTACGCGATAGTGAGCGGCTTCCGGCCATTCCCGGCCATCATCCAGATGTCGTTGGGGGACAGGATGGTGTCCACGGTGGAATACTGGGTGCCGGGCACGATGGCGTCCATCAGGGGCAGCAGGCGCACGGCCATGAACTCGCCCAGGTAGCCGCTGCGGGTGTAGTCAGCACCCAGCAGGGTGGCGATGGCGGCGTCCATGTTGACGTTGGTGGAGCCGGTCACGTTGGTGGGAAGCACCTTGGACAGCGCAACCATGGAGCCGGTCGCAAACAGGTTGGAGATCGTGGTGTTGTTCACCGCGGCCAGCTTGTTGGCGATGTTGACCCAGTTGGTGTTGGAGAAGGTGCCGGTCAGACCGGAGGGGATGTAGGTGGTTCCGGTGGCCGCGGTGGTCAGAGCGGAGTTCCACATCGCCATGGTCTTGCTATACATACCGGCGGCGAGGTTGGCAAAGAACCGGCCATAGTCCATGTTGTTGCCAACGAGCTGCATCCACTTGAAGCGGATTTCAGCGGTCTTGGGCTGCGGGTTCAGGGTGATGTCCTTGGAGTAGAAGCGGTTCGCGGGAACGCTGCGCGCGGAACCCCAGGCGCTGTCCTGGAAAAGGGGGATGTCGTCGCTGCCGACGCTGATGGCGTAGGTCTCGCCAAAGCCGACCTCCACCACGTCCGCGAAGCGGTCAACGGCCTCGCTGTAAACCGCAGGCAGGATGGGGTAGATGATCTCCTGATAGATGCCCTGGAGCACTTTCAGGAAGGTGGAATTGGCGTAGAAGTTCTGGCTCATGCGCTTGAACTGCTCGAAGGACTCCGGGGCGGCCTCGCCGGTCACGTCGCAAGCCTTCTTCGCGGCGTAGAGCAGGTGCTCGGCCTGGAAGGTCTTGTTGAGCTGGGAGTAGGCGGTGTCGTTCAGCTTGCTCTCGCCCACCGGCTCGGTGGAGTGAGACGCGCTGCGCAGCGCCTGGGTGCCCTTGCGGGAGTGCTCCCAAAAGAGCAGACGGCCCTCGGACACGATGTCCGCTCTGGCCTTGCTGTTGTCGGCAGTCTCGCTGGCCGCGACGCGGAAGCAGGACTGGTCAACGCTGTTAAGAGACAGTTTGTTCATTTCGTTTCCTCCTTTCCTGATTACGCGGCGACGACCTTGCGGGCAACAACGTCCACATAGCCGAAACTCTGCTGGGTGCCCTCGACGAAGTTGCCGGTGCCCATCAGTTCAAAGTAGCAGGTTCCGACATCGGTGGGTGCGTCGGTTCCTGGAACCAGAAGCCCCTGATCGATGGTAAACACGCTGTTGTTGCCCAGCGCGGCGGACAGGTTGCCGATGCCGAAGCGATACACGCTCTCGTTGTCGAAGTTGATGCGGGTGAAGTTGCAGAAGCGGCCAGCCGGAGCGCCCAGGCCCAGGGTCTCGGTGCCGACAAAGTACGCAAGGCCCTCGCGCTTGCCGGACAGGAGCTGGGTGTCGTAGGTGTCGCAGGCGTAGATCGGAAGATTGCCGTCAGAGTCGTTGCTGGCCGCCGGGTTAAAGTACCAGGTGTTCTCGTTGTAGACGCCCGTGTACCCCTCGTTGGGAACGAGGTTGCCCCGGACACACAGCAGGCCAGCGGAGCAGTCCGCGTTCTCGCCATCGACCTGATGCAGGCCGGCGACGTGAGACAGATTGTCACGACTGTTGTTGGTGATCCGCGCCTCAAACGCGGTGTTGGAAATATAAGCCATGTTGTTTCACTCCTTTTCGTTTAATCAGCCGGTGATGCCCTTGCTGGCAAGGAAGGCTTCAACGGAGCCGTCGTCCGGGGTTCCGTTGGACAGCTTGTCCCAAACGTAAGCCCCAACTCTGGCGGCCTTGCGATCCATCTCCATGACGGCGGCGGCGCAGAGGGAAAGAACCTTCTCCTCCACGGCCTTGTCGCCGGTCCAGTTGCCGTCCTTATCGACGGAAGCGGTGTAGATGCCGCTGTCGATGTCGGCGGTAACGGCGGAAAGGATTTTCTCGTCCACCTTGTCCTGCCGGTTGGCGTTGAAGGCGTTCAGCGTGAAAGTGGCCTTGTCCTTTGCGGCCTGCACGCGGCGCTTGTTCTCGGCATCGCGCATGGCGGTGACGGTGTTGTTCGCCGTGGCCAGTTCGGTCTCGGTGCTCGCCAGACGCGCAGAAAGCTCGGCGTTCTCGGCGCTGACGGTCTCAACCATATCGCAGGCGTCCACCAGCACGTCCTCGCAGCCCTCGGCGCAGAAGTGCGCCTGCGCGTTGACTTCCTGAACCCGGTCGAGCACAACGCTCTCGTCGAGGGACGCCATCGTGTAGATCGCAGTCTTTCCGGCCTTGGTCATAAGGCAGACCACAACGCAGGACTCCATCTGCTCCGCGGCAAGCACGGTGTAATCAGTACCGAACTTCGCCTGGAGGTCGCGGATTTGCTGCTTGTTCAGTCTCATTTGCTTTTTCAGCCCTTTCTTCTTGGTATTTTTTTGCGGCTCGTCGGGTGCCTTTTCAACATAGGAAGCGGCCCTCAATTTCAGTTCTTTGAACTCGCTCTCCATGCTGGACATCATGGCGATGTGGGCGTCCGGGACAGCAGGCTCTACGCCGTCGCCCAGGAGCGTCACACCAAGAGGCTGATACTTCGTTTCGACTTCAACCTCTCCGTCCATGTAACTTTCGCTGACCAGGGCCTCGATGGAGACCGACATGACGCGCCCCTGTCGCGCGTCGTTGACGATCTTGTTCGTCAGTTCGCGGGCGTACCACGCCCACAAAAAGCCCTTGCCAACGACCCAGTTATGTCCATCCCGGCTTTCCAGACGAATGTCGTCCGGATCGTCCGAGATCGCACCCACAATTCTTTCGGACGTGGAGTCCGTGAAAGACTGATACGTTTCCCCGGTTGCTGGGTCAACGCGCTCGCGCTGATTGTGCCCGTCTCCAACGGTCATGCCGCCGTTGACATAGGCGACAAGGATGGGGACTCCGGCCCATTCCGCACGGTGCTGCTCCAGATTGACAAACCGCCAGCCGTTCCGGGTCAGCCCGTCGTTCAGCATCCAGATTTCGACCGGAAAGATGAACTCTCCCGTCTTTTCCAGCAGTTTGATCTCTCCGGAAACGCTTCTGTATTCAGGCATTTATTTCACCTGCTTTCATGTCGCCGCAGTCCCGTTGTCCACGTCCTGCTCGTTCCCGTCGGTCGCAATTCCCTCCGCAGGCGGTCTGCCGATGGATTTTGCGCTCTGCGTAAACGATGTGGTCAGCGGTATTCTGCGGTCCATAAGTTTGCTCGCCACAACCGCGTCGCTGATTGCGATGTCGTCCAGCAGGCTCCGGTCGTGCATGGCGTTGTATTCGATGGCCGCCGGTAGAATACCCAGCGTCATTTCCTCTTTCAGTTGCTTCTCTCGCCTCTCGTCCTCCGCAAGACTGCCGAAGATGTGGAAGCGCCAGTCGTAATTGAGGTTCAGGCTTTCGATGATGTGGCCCATCATGCGCTCAAAGCAGACGTAGATGGTCTGCGGCGTCCGGCTCTCAATGGCAAGGCTCACGTTCACGGCGCCCGCACGGGCTTCGTCCGTCGTCGGGATCAGCGCGGTAAGTCCAGCCTGCGACATAAGGTCTGTGTAGCCCTTGGAGACGATCTCGGTTGCTCCGGGGACCTCCGTAAGGCTTTCCAGTTTCATGTTCTCCAGCGGAGCCATGAAAAGCCCAATGCCGCTCGTGTTGTTCGCGGCCAGCATCTGATACCACAGGCTCTCAAACAGGAGCCGTCCGGCGTTGGACAGTTTGTACTCGTCCGAGGCGTTGTTGGTTTTGTCGTCCCAATAGGGGATTTCGCCGTGCAAAATAGAGACCAGCGGGTTTTGCAGAAGTTCGAGCTGGATTTGCTCCATCTGCGCCAGTTGGATCATGTCCAGAAACAGCCCCGCAAACGGTGGGAGTACGTTATCGTCCGTGTCGTCGATCTCAAAAGGGAAAACCCGGTCGGCTGGCAGCGTGACCCAGTAGAACCATCGTCCATTCTGGTAATAGGCGTCCACGTTCTCGCTGGCGTTCCTGCGGATCGCCGCCATGTTGAGGCCGGTTTTCGCCGCATAGACGATTTTCTTGTTCCGGACCGTCGGCACGGGGTCCAGCGCCTCAAAGAAGTCGCCCATGTACGGCTCAAAAAGGTCTCCGAATTGCCGCCAATCGGTTCCGTACTGCGCAAAATACATGAGGTCGAAGGCCACCGTGTATTTACTCACGTTGTTGTAGCCAACGATCTTCGTCCAGTCGGACGGGAGCCGCTGCAAAAAGGCGTAGTTGACGCGGTTGTGGGACTTGTCCACGGAAATGCGCGGTGCGACAAAGACCTTGCCGCTCTGAAAGGCCCGCCCGGTCAGCTCATGCGCCTTGTCCTTCGGGCAGATGGCGCGGCGCAGCTTTTCGAGCAGTTTCCACTCCCGCCAGAAGTCGTCGCTCTGTGCGTCCTCTTTGTCCGTGAGACCGGGGGCGATGTAGGAGTGGTAAGTTAGAAGGTTCTGATAGACCGTCCGCGTGTGGAATAGGGGATAGGAGGTGTACTCCAGCGCCTTCTCAACGGCCCGCAGCGGCTTCTCGCTGGTGTCCGGATGCGAAACAAACTCCGCAACCTGATCCTTGGAGTAGTCCGCCGGTCTTGTGGCGATCCCCTTGACGCGCCGGTTCTGCACATAAGGGTCCGGGGTATACATATTGCCCCAGCCAAATCCGCGCCCGTTTGCGGCGGTAAACGCGGAAATAAGGCTCTCCATGGGGAGGTTTCCGTATTTCTGCTGCAATTCCCGCAGTTTGCTGAATACCTGCGGATAGGACGCGCCGGTAACGGAGCCGATCTCTCGCGCGAGGTTTTGTTCCACGGCTTATCCCACCCCTTCCTTCTGCGCAATCTGCTCCAGCGCGGCCTCCAGTTTCTCCAGACGCTCGTTCATGGAGCCGATGATCTCTTTTTCACGCTTCCGGGCATCTTCTCCCAGCAGCACCATGTTGCAATCAAAAAGCCACCGGGAGTCTGCCGCGGAAAGACGCCGGATTTCGTCCTCGGTGATCTCCGCAGAGCCGGTCGGCGCTTCTCCTGCGGTGTAAATCAGCACATATCCGTCGGATATGCGGGAAAAACGCTCCTGCGTGGCGCTTTTCACGCCAGCGGCGCCATAGGGGAGCGCGTAGAGCCGATATACGGTTTTCTCGCTTTCGCCCATTACCCCGCCTCCTATTCCCGGATAGTCATTTTCACCCTATATTTTGTGGTCTAAATAAAAAGCGGTGCCCCCATTTGGGGACACCGCAGAAAAATATTTTTGTCTTTATCAGAAAATGCGCCCTCCGCGCCGTCCTGTGACCGTTCTTCCGCCCTTTCCGGATGCCGCAGGCACTCCTGCGCTCCCGCCCCGGAATTTGCCGAGAAGTTTGTCCCAATCGCTCTTGACCGGCTTTTTCTGGAGGTTGTTGCGCTCCAGTATTTGCGCAAAGCGCATGGCGTATTTGAGCGCAGACCAGGAGTCGCGCTGGATATGCTGGGAAATGCGCTTTTCCCGGATGCCCTGTCCGCTCGGTTCTTCCCGAAGGTTTTGGATTTGCCCGATCAACTCGTTTGTCTTTTTATACGGCAAACTGATCTTGTAGTTGAGCGAGTCGTCCTTAATGCGGTGGAACTTCTTGTAAGCCTCCACGCCCTCGTTCATGTTGCCGGTCAGCAGTTGTACGTTGCCGTGCTCAAACTGCAATTCCGCGTTGAGCACCATGTCGCTGTCCGGGTCCGTCGTTCCGACGCCGCCCGCCTTGATGGGGTAGATCACGGGGATTGCCCCTTGCAATTCCAACTCGGAGTAGTAGTTGTGGTTCCAGGAGCATAGCGGCACTCCGCCGCCGACGGGCTGCTCCATGAGGGAAGTCAGCACTCCATCGCCGTACTGCCAGGCGTCCAGCACGAGATAGGTCTGGCTCCCGTCGTAGCAGAAGCGATCCCATATCCTGCGGAGGCGCTGTGCCTGCGCCATTGGGGTCGGCGTTTCTGCCGGGGTCCAGTCCTCCAGCCACACGAGCTGTTTTAGGTACTTGTCGCGGTGGTAGTAATCGTCCTGCTTCGTGCATTTCAGAACGGCGCAGGCGCACTTTGCGTTTCCCTTTGCGTCACGGTAGGAAACGTCGTAGCCGACGATGTAGATAACGTCCTGCGGTTTCAGCTTGTTGTCCCGATCCTTGCAACAATGGTGTTCCTCCATCATAAGCAGCGACCGGCTCTCCGTCAGCACTTCGTCGCGGATGATCGGGTTCTTGTCGGAGCCGGAATAAATGCTCTCCATCTCACGGAGCCATTGTGCCGGGGTCAGTTCGTTCCGGATGTTCTCCGCCCATGCGACGGGCCGCATCTGTTCCAGCAGAAGGACGCCATACGGCACGTCGATGATGAAGGCGCTTTCGCCCCGCGCCATAAGTTGCCGATGGTTATGGCGCGTCTCATAGGCGTACTGCTGCCGCCGTCCGGCGGACGTGATGCTGTGCTGTTTGAAGCGCACATAAGAGGGGCTTTTTTTGCCCTCCACGCGGTATTCTCCGCGGATAGCCGGGACGACGACCTCTTTGTACTGATCTGCGTCAAATGGCGGGGCTTCCTCCTGTGCGGACTCCTCCGCGGTAGCGTCGCATACCGTGTTGCCGCGGAACGCTTCTACGCTCATTTTGGAGCCGTATGGAGTGCTGACAGCAAATCGGTCCACGCTGTCCGCGTCTACGGAGAGCATCGCCGTCAGCATCGGGGCGCAGTTGTCGATCTGCTTGTATATCTGCGACGCGATTTTTGCACTCTGCTTGAAGGACGGCCCTACGATAGTGCTGATTATTCCGGGCCAAAGGATCAGCTCGTCGTACTTCTCGATGTTCGTGCAGAAGGATTTCGTCGCGCCGCGGCAGGCCGTCTTGTCAACGTACTGATACCGTGCGTCTATGCGCATGAAGATGCGCTGTATCAGCGCCTGCTGGAAGTCGGCGTTCTCTCCCCATAGCGTGTCGTTCATAAAGTCCGGAAACAGCCGGAAAAGCGCAATCAGCGTTATCCAGCCGTCGCCCAGGTTGTCGTAACTGGCTTCCAGTTCCGTCTGCTTCTTGATCCAGCCGGTGTCTTTACGCCAAACTCGTCCGCTTGGCATTATTTATCACCTTTCTCCCACTCTCCGCGCACAAGGCCAAGGTACTCATAAGCCTCGTTCTCCGCTTCGTTTGGCTCTCTCTCAAACTCTGCCGCATAAGGGCCGAAATTCATGTCGTCCGGGGCGTTATACATCTCCGGAAGATCGTCGTTCTTCTGGATCAGGTTCATAATGAGCATAATCATGTGCTCCGCCGCGTCAATGGTGAATGGGTACTTCTTCTTCTCGCACCAGCGGTGGAAGGCCGCGAAAACCTCGTCTTGCGTCATTTCCATTGACAGGCCGTGCTTCTTACGGAGCGCGTCCACGATACCGTCCAGGCGCTGCTGTGCGCTCGGAAGAATGTCCGCCTTGCGCATATTGGAGTCTTTCAGGTTCTCACGGATCATCTTGTCCAGCGTGTTCGCGGTGCTGATGGCATCCTTGTCCTTGTAGTTTGAAATCAGTTTGTTCCGGTTCAGCGCCATGCGAGCGCACGTCCGGGCCGTGTCCTGCTGCTGCGGATCGAGACCTCCGGTGCTATCGAGCTGTGCCGTCATAGTCCGGTAAAGGTCGTCGAGTTGCTTGTAGTCCGTTTCGCTGTAACCGTCGCCCCAAACCGTCGCCCACCGCTCCTGCGTCGGCATACCGGCCAGAAGCGCAGCGTTTGCGTCGGTTTCTCCGTCCGCAAATTCGTACTCTTTCGGCAGTCCGGCAAGGTATTCGTCCCAAGACTCGGCGTCGCTCTCCGGGTCGTAGGGGAGATCATAGACGGCGCAAAGGCAGTAGAGCGCCATGTCGCGCCCCAGCAGCGCCTCCAGCCGGGAGTATTTACTTCTCGTAATTGCGAGATCGGTTTCTGTCATTGTTCGCGCCCCCATAATAGTTTGACCGCCGCCGTTTATCGCGGCGGCGGTCTGGTGAGAGGTAAAAAAGGAGGTAAATGGGTTATGGTCGAGAGAGTACAGTATCATTTTGCGGCATAAAATGCGCTCCGTGCCCCCAAACGGGGACACGGAGAAAATTATTTCCGGCAAAGCAGATCGTCCACGCTCGTCTCAAAGAAGTCCGCAAGGGCGCTCAATGCCGCGGCATTTGGTTCGCGCTCTCCGCGCTCATACCGGCAGATGGAGTTTTTGGACAGGCCGCACAACTCGCCAAGCACACGGCGGCTGATCCCGCGCCGCTCTCGGTATCGTTGGAGCCGCTGGGGGAATTGTTCGTTTTTACGATCAATCATGCATCCTCCTGTTCTTCTGGCGGCGAAGCATCTCTGTCGTACACGAGTACGAGCACAGCGTGTAGTGCCCGCCGTTGGCGTATGCCTTGCAAACCCAATCAGCCGTCTTGTAAAACACCTTTCCGCAAATGGGACACTTCCGCCGCGTCCGCCCCAACGGCCATGCGAGCGAGATCGCAGACGTTTTGATCGGTTCTTTTGGTTCCTGCGCCATTAGTTTTTCGCTCCTTCTCATTTCCCGTATAGATATTTTGCGATATCGCCCTTCTGCCCGGTTTCCTCGTCCCCAAAATGCTTTTTGACGACCGCAATCGGAAATTCTTCGATCTCGCTCGACCAGCGGCAGTTTTCCGGGCCGTTGTACTTGGCCCACGCAAGATCAAAGCCGCCGATGCCGTCAAAAAGACTTCCAAGCGTTGCGTTGCGCTCATACTGTGCGGAGATGCGCTTTATCATCCACATCCAAAAGCCGGAGCAGTTGTTCGCAAAACCCACGGCGATACTGTTGCCGTATGCCTTGTACTTCGGACTGTCGGCGTCTTTGTGGACGCGCCCTTTGGTGTCCGTCCAGTCTCCAAGGTCGCACCAGTCGTCCGGGTAGCCTTGCAGTCTGGCACACTCTGTCGGCGTTAGACGGCGCACGACGCTGTTTGCGTAATATTCCGGGTCGTTTGCTTCTCGCTCCTGATCTTCCGGGCTGCCCCACCAATCGCGGTTTTCCTCGTCAGTTCCAGCGTCTGCGGCGGCAACGATTGGCCTTTCTTTCTCTTGCGCCGTCAAGGTCGTCGCCGTACCGTCCTGCGTTACTCCGTTGTGGCCTTTACGGTCACTCATAAATGTTGGTTCAACCGCCAAAATCTCGCGCTCCTTTCCATTTCTCGCTCCGGGGCCTTTGTAATAACTTGCGTCAAGCGTCTGGGCCGTTTCGCCCCCCCCCGTAACAAGAAAGCATCTTGCTCATGTTTCCCTCCCGTTATCAGCATATCGTTGTATGCGTCCTGACCGTTATAACTTCCCGGATGCGCTCCGGGGTTCAGCGTCCCGGTCGTGTTCTGATAAGTCATCGTCCGCGCTCCTCGCTATAATCACCGTCGGCGGGTCTCCCCAGCTTGTCAGCGGGTGGGAGACGCCCCCCCATTTCGGGTGAGAGTAGTTGCCCGGAGACGTGATCTGCGTTGTGTCAAACACAAGCGTTTGCACGATCATCGGCACGTTGCCCCCCCCGTTCCGTATCGCGCCGTCACGGTCATAACGACTTCCGACGGCTCCCAAAGGTCATTTCTCGCCTTGTTGTATAGTTGTCTCATAACTCACCACAATCGCCGTGTAGTCCGTGATCCGGTCTTGATGGTCTCCGGTGATGGTGGGGCAAAGCCCCCCCGTACCGTTCCCGCGAGCGTCGTAAACCAGCACGACAGGCGGGTGGCCGTGATCCTGCGCCCGGAGGGTTGCGGTCTTGTCGTAATCAACACTCATAACCGCCCCCCCATGTCGTTAAGAACGAGTATCTTGTCTCTCATAGATCACCGCCACGGCGTGAGGCCCCGCCGATTTGAGGGTAGGGCATATCCCCTGATAATAGCACGGCCCTTGTGCTGTGCATCGCCCCCCCCCCACATACAACATGATCTATTGTCCAGACGAGCGGGGTCTGCCTTGCCGTGGCGTTAGAGGTGGTGCCTACCGTGTACGCCACTTCGGAAATATGCACTTCGCCGGATTGGTTCTGATGCAAGGCGTAACACCCCCCCCTAATCATCGTTTCGTCCGCACAACGTTGTTGCTGTTCGTGTTGTACCCTTGTTGCTTGCTCTGCAAAGTTCCGTTTACCCATTCGTTCTCCGTTCCGTTCCGGCAGTCAACAGCGTGCGCTGTAAGGATTTTCGGGCCTGACGTGTTGCCGCCTCCGCTTGCCGCCGTCAGAGACGCGGCGGTTTGTCCGTCTACGATTTGGTTATACACGTAACGGCGGTGCAGGATTGCGTCCCGGCTCTGCCCCCCCCCGCTGTTGCTGCTGATGTTATGCCACGCGCCGTCTCCGCAGTAGACGCGCTCGCTCTGGCTATCCCACGGGTTAGCGGTTGTCAAAGACGGATTGGTTGTTGAGGGTTGACAAGGCTCCTGTCCGCTCACGCTGAATGAGGATGCCCTTGCCCCCCCCTGGCTTTCCTTCGCGCTCTTGGAAACTGCATACTGCGTGCCGGTCGATTGTGTTAAGGGTGTAACCCCCCCCCTACGCCATCCGGCTCCGTTGCATCCGGCGGTGTCAGCTCGGTCAATCCCGTTCCCTTGCAAGCAGATTGTGCTATCAGCGCCGCTTTCAGTTCCTTCGGCAGCTCCTTGCCCCTGCGCTCCGCCCGGTTCAAAATCCCCTGACAAGCCTTTGCGCTCAAAGAGTATTTCTGGGGCGGACAGTCCTCCAAAATCTGCGACAAGCGCGATACGTTTTCTACGCTGGGGGACTCCCCAAAACTGCGCGTCGTGTACTCGCCAAGCAACGCTCCATCGGCCATCTCGGTCGTAGTAAACGCCGGATTTAGTCCATCCTCCGTCCGGGACACACACACACACATTGGCGCCCGGCTCGCAGACTTTGATGATTTCTTCGATGACGGCGGCAAAGTCCGCTCCTTTCGGCTTTCCGCTGCTAAAGGCTCCTGGGACGTTCTCCCAGACCATATATCGGGGCCGAATATCTGTTCCCACTCGTCCATAAACGCATCTGTCACGCTCACGCATCTCCTTTACTATCCGCATTTGCTCCATAAACAGGCCGCTTCGCTCTCCGGCGAGACCGGCTCGCTTACCGGCCACACTCAAATCCTGGCACGGACTTCCGCCCGTGATAACGTCCACGGGTTCAATCTCGTCCCCGTGGATTTTTGTAATGTCTCCAAGGTGTTTCATTTCAAAACCACCCTCCAATCATCCGTTGTCCTCCACATAGCACCATGATTGCGGCGGACGGCTTATCGGCCTGCGCCACTCGCAATCGTATTCGTATTCGCCGTATTGGTTCGGTACTTGGTCGTATGGACAGCCGCCGCATAATCCCTTTTCGCAATAGCGTTCTGGCGGGAAATTATACGCGGACAGTTTTTGCGGGTCGGCGTAGATTTTGAGACCGCTGATGTGCCAGCCATAGAGCGTTTTCCCATTCCCATAGCCGCGCAAATCTGCTTGCCCAAGGCACAGCTTGTCAAGCGGCAATTCTTCCATCTTTGACCCGCGATAGTGATAATCGTTCGGAAGAAAGCCTATCCGTATGTATCTATCCACGCTATCGCACACAAACTCTCCAACAACCTGCTGTTGCCTATGCCACAGCCAGCCGTAAGTTTCTCCGCTCGTCTTGATAAAAACCGGCTTGCCGTGGTATATCTCGCCGTAGTTCTCGTCTCCGTCTCGCATTACGGTCAAAAGCCTGTCCGTGGCTTTGGTGCAGTAGATATAGCACTTAAACGGCGTTTCCAGTTTTGGGCGCGTCTTGCGCACCTCAACGGTCTTTTCTCCGCTTGCGATCTTCTCCACCCATTCCGGGCGAATTGAAATAAGCACCGCCTTGCTCATGTAAGTACCACCCTCCAATCATACTGATCTACCCCCGCGCCCTCCACGGTGTCAATAATGTCCTGCGGCTTGATGTAGCCTTGACGGATAGCATCCATCACGCCATCAAATTCCTGCGCAAGCGTCCGTATGTCCTCGTCAGAGGCATTGTGCTTGTCTTTGAGGATATACAAGATAGCCGACAGCAAAAACCGCGCCGTGTCGTCCGTGTATTTCTTCGCGCGGCGGCGGTATTCCGCCTCCGTCAGCGGGATGCGTTTAGGGTTTGTCTTTGCGGGTTTCATCAATCAGCCTCTCCACCGCTTCAAACGGCACCGCAATCATTTCGCCTTCACACTCCAATGACAGCGTTTCTCCCGCCGCGTCAGAGGTAAACCGGGCAAAGACCACGCCACGCCTAAAGCCCTTGATGTCATTCATCACGCCCTGTATCTTTTTGCCATGCGTGTTGGTACGCGCTCCGTTAAGTCTCATTCTTCCACCTCCTGTTTCAGCCAGTCGAGCCACGATATGCCCGCTCCCGGATATACGCTATTTTCCCTCCGCCCAATCCCAACCAAAAAAGCGTCGCCCTGCACATGGTCAAGCACGTCTGCCAATTCCTCGTCGCTCATAGCCCTGATGCGGTCTGCGTTGGTAGGTATTTTATTATCTGGGTTACCCTTAATCAAAACGCTCATATCTCCACCCCTATCTGCAAGGCAATCTCTTTCAGCGTACAACATAGCCGCTCTGCCGTATCTCGGTTTAGGCGCTCGGCGTCCATAGCGGAGCTTACATTTACCCTTTCATCATCCTTGCGTGGGAACGCTCCGCGAACCTCAGACAGGATTGCTTCTGCCATCTTAACAGCTTCATTCAGCCGCTCATTCGTCAGCCGCATCAGCATTTTCAGGTTCTCCCGCTCCACGGGAACGCTCGGTGTCATATCGGTTGCGGTGTCTATTGTGTTGTAGCAGTAGTTCATCATGTCTCCATCCCCTCCGGCTCAAACGGAATTTGTAGCGCGTCAAACAGCGCTCTGATACGCATTTCCTCCTGCTCGGCGGTAATGCTCTCGAAATACGCCTTGATTTTACGCGCCTCGTCAAGCGTGAACTCCATGCGGAACGAGTTGCCAAAAAGCCGCTTCGCCCCGGCTCTGACCGTGTTCGGGTTTATCCCCAGTGCCGCACCAATCTCCGCGCAGGAATAAATCCAATCGCCCTTTGCGTTTACCATCGTTTTACCTCCATAAACATATTTCTGATAAAGCGGGTTAGTCTCTATCATTCCATCCCCTCCACTCCGTCCATCAACTCACACGCCAGACACTTGTCGCACGGGCAATCGTCCGGGTCTTTGTGGTTTGCCCTGCCGGCAGGTATTGCCTTAATCCTGCGCACACAATCAGACACGCTTCTCTTGCCATTCGCAATCGGCAGGCCGTCCGCCGTCTTGTCCGGCAGCTCCGCACACGTCACGGCGCGTAAAGCCGCCGCCCTTTCAATGAATTCTCCCATGTTTTTGTACCTCCTTTTTTAGCATTGTAACTTTCGCAAAATCGCTTCGTTACACCCCGAAACCCTTGCGCCCCAAGGCTTTGCGGGTTTTTGGGGTATGTAACGTAACTTTCTCTCCATATAAAGTATTTTCAAAAATAAAAAATATTTTATTTTTCGTTTTGAAAGTTTATAGTGTGGTTACAATTTTACACCCTTTTTTAATTTCTCTTATTTATTATATATTTCACTAAAAAATGTGTGTTTTGTGTGGTTTTAATAATAAAAAGTTGCAAAATTACATGTAACCAAAAGTGTAACCATGTGTAACTTTCTCCTAAAATCGAAAAAGAAAGTTACATCGGCAGGCCATCGTCAAGCGGCTCATCAAGGCTTATTTGTCTCTCCCGCGCCCACCATTTTTGAACGCCGAAAGCCGCGAACCGCTTCACCTTGTCCTGCTTCTGCCAGCCGGGAATGGATTGCATGATAATCCCGATTTCCTGACTATCCTTTTTCGTGGGCTTCGTATACTCGTTATTCAGCGCATTCTTCCACAAATCCAGAACACATGTTTCTGACCGATCTTCAAGATAGGATTCAATCAGCCCGACCCGGTAATCATCTTCCGTGGCTTCATCCTGCATCTGCCGGATATCCTCAATCAAGCGGCGGTCTGCATACGGCGGGATTTCGCCCCGATCATACAGGACTTTTGCCTCTGCCCAGCATTGTTTGATATATTCGCAGATTTCGTCTTTGTGATCGAATAACTCATAGCCATTCTGATACACCTTGACAGGATAAAAGCGGCGGTTCCCGGTCTTATCAGTTAGAAACTGCTCTTTATTCGTGGTGCCGATAAACACACATTGCCGGGGGTGGTCGGTCACGCGCTTATCAAATGGCATCCGGTATCTGTCATTCAGCCGGGTTAAATAACTCTTAACGGCCTCTTGCTCTTTTGTCTTTGTCATGGCAAGCAGCTCAGAAACTTCGCAAATCCAAGCGCCTTCAACCGCTTCAATGCCCCGCTGCCCCTCAAACTCATTGACTTCCGCGAAATAATCATCTTTCAGGGCCAGCCAGCGCACCAGAGTAGACTTGCCCTCGCCCTGTCTTGTGCCAATCAGAACCGGCATATCGTCAAACTTGCAGCCGGGGCTATACAAACGGTGAATTCCGCCCGCAAAGATCAGCCGCGAAACTTCTCGCGTGTATTCCGTATCTTCGCACTTTGTCCAACGGTGCAGAAACTCGCAAATCCTGCTCTCACCGTCCCAAGTCAAAGACCCTACAAGGTCGCGGATGGGGTGATACTGGTTCCGGGCGAATACGATACGCAAAGCATCGTCACATTTCTGAACGCTGTGGAACTTGTATTCCTGTTCAATATAGCGCCGGGTTTCGGCATCATCCGCGTCCAGCCAGCGTTCCGTTTTGCCGTTTCGCGTCTGCTCCGGGGAATAGGTCAGCAGATTGAATTTCAGGCCGGTAAACTTCGGGTCATTTTCCAGCACCCGCATAAAGTTCTCAACGGTGGAAAGGGGTCTGCCGGTTCCGTCAAACTCCAGATCAATAGTCGCCCTTTGCTTTGCGTTCTCGCGCCGGTAATAATCCGCAAGGTTCTGCTGGGCTTTATTGAACTGTTTAATCACGCGCCGAAACTGTTTTTCAATTCCAAGCGTTTGGGCATGGTATTCCAGCAACGCTTGCAATCGCTCTTTCTCTTCAGGTTCCTCGACTTCCTGCAAAGAATACATCAATTCCCTGCTTAGCATCATAACCTGGGTATAGCTGATAATATCTTTATCGGTGATGTTCATACGCATAAAGCCTCATTTCTGCCTCAGTAAGCGCGTTTTCCGCAAGGTCAATTCCCCTTATTGCTTCGGCGTAGAATTCATTCACGCCGCCCATGCGCTCCGGGGAATATTCTATGCGCTGGCAGTCAAAAGCACAATAGCAATCCAGCGCCCGGTTATACTCATCAACTAGCCGCTGATGTTCCGCCTTTTCCGCTTCAAGTTTAGCCTTGCGGTCTTTAGCGGCCCTGTTTGCTTCTCGGAATTCCCGCAAGGTCATTTCGCGGCCTATCGGCAAATCAAGCGAAAAATCAACATTTAACTTCTCGCACGCCTGACGAAAATTCACGTTGAAATAACGCATGGCGAAATCTATTACGTTGCCGCCCTCATTGCAGGTGAAACACCAATAGCCGCCCCGCCCGGAATAAACGTGCATAGACGCGTGGCGGTCATTATGAAATGGGCAGATCGCCTTGTTCCCCCGGTCAACGCGAATTCCATACATGCCGCAGATATCAAGCATGGAAACCCGGTCTTTAATTTCTTCAGCAAAGTTCATGATAATAAAAAACTCACCGGGAAAAAGAAGTGGTAGTTCTTATTCCCGGCGAGAAAATTGCCGTGTTATTGACTTATTCAGCGTGTTGTCGCCTACCACTCAACAACACGGCTTTTTGTATCACTTATTGTAACACATCATGAAAGAGAAGTCAACCGCTCTTTTGCTTCTCGATACAAAATATCGTGTATCAGCCTGCCGCTCGTTTCCGCCTTGCACATCAGGATAATGCAGTCATAACGAGCCATCCATGCCAGCATTGACGCGATCAGGGCTTGCGGGTTCATCCGCGAGCGGTATTTGCCATTATAGGCCATTTCCCAGCTCGCATTCTCTATCAGCAGATATACCCGCGCCCCTGCTTCTCTTGCCCGCTCGAACTCCCGTTCAAAACGCGCCCGGTCATGAGTGTAGCAGCCGCATAATTCATCCAGCGACATTTTCCGCTCGACAACCACCAAATTGCGCAGATCATATTGCATTCCGTCCGGCAGATCAAAACAAGCGGAATAATCGCCGTAATCCAGTTTGCTACGCGTCCACGGCACGCCGAACCGCTCGTATCTCTTCCGCGCCTGCTCGGTATCCTGCTCCCGCGTGTCCACCAGAACGGTCATGCTTCTTAACGCGCTCTCTATATCAATCGGGTGCATCTAATCACCTGCCCTGTGCCTTGTATATCACAGGACAGGTGAAAAGTCAAGAAATCAGAACGGCAGATCGTCCTCCGCAAGGTCAGACAGGCCGGTGGAAACAGGAGCAGCCGGAGCAAGCATCTTCGGAGCCGGGACTTTGTACTTGTCCGCTCTGATGGTCTCAACGCTGACAATGCTGTCACTCTGAGTGGTCATGTACCGGGTTCCGCGCTGGCTCTGCCGCTCGACCTCGCCAAACACCACGCCGATCATCTTGCCGTGCAGCCCCGCTTCGTTCCAATCCCAATGATAGCCCTCGTTACTCGCTTCAAGGGCGTTTGTAAACCGCTTAAAAAAGCCGCACTGCGTATTGTACTTCGGACTATCCTCATTCGGCACATTTTGACGGATAATGCCGCGCCAAATCTTGTCTTCGCGGGTCTGCTCTTTCCAATCCTGCGCAAACCAGCCTCGATAATCGCCCTCGGCAATATCAAACAGGATTTCAAGGTGGGTGCCGTTATTGTTCTTGTTCGGCTTCTCCACGCATTTCTCAATCCTACAAACATAGCCGCCAGCGGGAAGAACCTCAATCTCCCCGGCCTCTTTCACATTCTCATAGTTGCTAATCGGTTTCATTTTTCTTTGTCCTTTCTAAAGTTAAAATTCAGCAAGCACATCAAGGACGGCCTGCATGTCGTTAGGGATTTCCACCGCTTCAAAAGCGTCCATCGGGGTCTTTGCTGTGGATTTGTTCGCCTGAGTTTCAAAAACGAACCCCTCCGCGCCTTTCTTCGCCAGCAGAACGGTGGTGAAATACTTTTCAAGCCCGATCTTATTCAGTTTCTTGCCATTTGTCAAAATCCGCGTGAACCGCTCCCCGGTGGTATCATCGACTTCGGTTTGCGTATGCGCCAGAACGATAATGTTCAGATCATCCCGCAAACGGCTTGACAGCAGCGTGATATCGTAGACCGCCCATGCCAGATCAGCCCATTTGTCATAGTTCTTCTCAGCCTGACGGCGGCGCTCGTCCGCAATCATAATGCTGTTGATGGTATCAATGACGATGTTCTTGATGTTAGGCCGCTTCTCACTAATCCCGCGCATAACCGCCAGTACATCATCCTGCTTGTCCGTTCGCAGATAGTTCTTTTTCTCGGCGTTATACTGCTCCCGCCAGCCTTTCCATGACAGCCCCTTACCATCACAATCGATGTAATAAGTTTCCTCCGGGTTCAGCGTCCGCATAGCCGTGGTTTTGCCGGAACCGCTCTCGCCCATGATTGCAATCGCTCTCGACACTTTTTTATACCTCCATTTGCTCTTTTACTCAATTTCCCGGAGCGGACATTCGTTTCCCACATACTTTTCCGGGTAATTACACATCTTGCCATTCAACCCGCAAAGCTGCGTTTGCCTCCTGTAATACTGACATTGTTTGCAAGAGATATCCGCGTTGCCCTTGTGGTCTACCGGGAACGAAACAAACACGGTTGCCTGCGTGTGAATGTACTTCGCTACACCGCTGTCGAAGTTCGCTATCTTCTGTTCCTCCTTTCTCGTATAAGTCTAACCGCCGAAGCAATCACAAGCGCGAGAAATTCAGCCGCCAGACAGGTCACAAGCCCGCCCCAGAATTCAAGCATCATCTTCGCCCCCGCTCTTGTCCGGGGAACCCAACAGGACCATTCTGCAATAGGCGCTCATCAGCATTCCCCGCACTTCCGCCGCCTGCTTCACCCGCTCTTTTTCTTCCGGGGTCAGCATAACCATCAGAGCCTCCGTGCGCTTTTTCTTAAACATACCGTCACCGCCTTTCGTTTTGAATTCAGCCATTCGGCAAAATTCTCTTTTCCATAATCGCCATCGTCCACAAAGATAAATTTACAGGCGAGACCAAGAAAATCCGTCTTGTTCCGCAGCAGATCATCATTGCGGAGCCGCGCAAACTGTTCTGCCAACATATTCTTCAACTTCTCGCTCGGCTTATCCGGGACAGGCGTATCATAGACGCTCTCCATCATAAACAGGCACAGCGCGTCCGTGTCAATCAGATAGTTCAGGATATTCGCATAGGTCGCTTTCTTCCGTAAACAATCAAGACAAACGCCGTCATACAGTTCGCTTTCCAAATGTTCCCCGCCGCAGAACGCACAGCGGGTTGTCTCCTCGTAATCCCCGCCGCATACCGGGCAGACGGAGAATTCTTCCGCAAACCCGTCAGAAAAGCCATGTGCCTCTTTATAGGTTCTCTGTTCGCCCTCTTCAAAAAGGTGTCCGCAATCAACGCATTTGTACATGGGGTCTACCTCCTTATCATTTTACTCTATTATAACACTTTTCTATAAAAAGTCAATATCTTTTCTAATAAATCAATCAGAATAAGGACTGTCCAGCGTCCAATCCCATCTGT